CGTAAAATTTAAAATCATCCATACCACAAAGATACGTAAAATTTTTTAATATCCGTAATATATCATCACATTATTTTCCCAATCAAAATTGTGATACAAGAAAACTAAGTTGAAGATTCCGTATTCGTATTTCCAACTAGTAATGTAATTTTTGTCGGGACTTGTTAGGTTGTAAGGTCTTTCGTCATCATTAAACGTATTGTTAACACCCCACTCCATTCCCATACTTCTAATATGTTCAATTAATCCGTAGACACCAGACATTTCGTCTTTAGTTATAGGTGTCTCTTTGGTTTTCATAAACCCAGCACTTATCCCCTGTTCATTAAAAAATGGTTTCAATAATTTTTTATAGTAACTTCTAATATTATTGGTATAATAATTTAATATTTCTTCAACAAACTCTTTCTCAACTATATAGAAGTCGTGTTCCTCTTGGAAATGTTTTTGGGTTTCCTCGTTCTGAAATACCGGCTTGTAAAACTCTTCGTTAAAGGTGTCGACATACTTACCGAGTTCGTAGTGTGTATTATACGCAACATCGTACACACCAACATGGCCTGGCATATCATCTGGGTCATCACTCCATTCTTCATTCTTATATTCATACAACTCTTTTAATGTCATATTTTTAATGACATCGTATTCACTTTTGGGTAAAGAACCCAAATAATTTCTATACCCCATATTTTAATTTTGCCAAGTGATAATCATTTTATCAGGACCATGTTCTAACCATTCCATCTGATTATCCCACATCATTTTAATTGATGGTTCAGTAAGTTCACCATTTGGGCATTGGATAACCAAAGGTAGTTTTCGTTTGTCCTCACTAATCCTTTGTAGTTCTTTAATAAAATCGTCTATCGTTTTCATAATTTTCTTATTCCGTAACCAATAACTTCTTCATCTCTAATAATTGAACATATTTCAACTTTGAATAGTTTTCTAAGTGTTGGGTTAAACCATCTTTTAAACCATATGTTGTGAGATTCCATTATCTTGATTTATAAAGTACCGTTAATTTACCCCTACAATCACCATGACCTGGTAACCCTCTGTAATTTTTTCCCATGTAATTGTTATACTTCTCATCCATCTCACAGATGTAAGCTAATTTACCGTTGTAATAGATACAAGCGAAACCGTACCAATCATTCTCAATTATAACGGTGTACGCAGATGTCATTGCTGAACCACCTATACCCTGCCAACCACCTGAGGTATTACCCCAAGTTTGTTTAATCATATGGAAATTAATCTCTTTCCAATATCTATATTCTTCTTGGGTCATTTGGGTTGAGGTTTCTCTCTTAACGACCTTCTCATTCCAGAACTTAACCAATCTTTCTCTATCATCACCACTAGTTAGTTGTGGGAATGTGTTTGCCAAGTATTCATACTCTGAAATACTTTTCATTAAGTCCGACATATCGGACAATTCTATGTTTAACATCATTTTTTTTTAATTTAAGAGTATATTATTCTCAATCAGAACCTCATCGTGTCCCAAACATTTCAACCATGTTTCTTTTGAAACAAAATTATTGGTTCCGAATATACTAGCATTCTCAGTACACCAATCACAAAGTTCGTCAAGGGTTTCAAACACCGGTGATTGTGGAGAACCTTCACTTGTGTTTTCCCACATTTGATAACCATCACCTACAGGTGGTTCGTATCCAACCCAATTCTCAGCGAGTTTTTTAATATCATCACTGAACCAAATCTCACCTTCACCATTACAACATTCACACTCTCCGTAAACACCAAGTTCTTTTGCTCGAACTTCAACACAAACGCTACGGTTGATTGCGTCGTGCCCCATCCCTGTAATGTTCCATCTGTTAACCTCTTCGGGTGTTGGGAATGTTGGTTGTTCACATTCTACCCACCGTCTTTCTTCTCGTGGTAGGGTTATGTCATTCTTTTCCCATACATTTTTCTCATCGTTAAAATGATACCAAGCATCTAATAAATCGGATAATCTACCCGCTCTAACCAACGCTTCAACCTCACTCTCGGTAATATTATTACTATGAGCGTTTATGTTATACCTAGCGTTAGGTCTATATGGATTTGGTCTATAAACCGCATTGTCAGAGTTATACCATTCGTCGTGAATTTTCTTTGTCTCAGGATTAAGACCTGTTCTTTCACACGCATTACACTCCTGACTATGATAAGGGTTAAGATACCCTTTCCATACTTGTTTTTCTGACCACTTAAAATCAAGTGGAACTCTTTTTAAAATTCTTCCCATAATGTCTTATTTTTCAATTAACATATTTGTGTTTGAAATCGGAACTCTCATAACAGGGATTGCCGAGTTTGTTTCATCACTTGTTTTTTGCATGATTTCATAAAATCCCGCTTCGTTAATTTTAACGGTTGATACGTTGGTAAACGATTCTAAAATATTAGATTTGCGTGTAGACCCATCTAATAAAGTAACCTCTTTTGTTGTCGTATTAAATACTAAAGTTTGCATATTGTTTGATTTTGTTTATAGTATAAGTAAAAATATTTGCTTTATCCATCATTACCGTAGCTAATCTAACCTCTTCGGCACGTTTTTTTTGTTCACCCCATTCAATTATTTGTTTTCTCTTGGTTTCACTCATTGATACAGTAAACCCAGTTTCTTCACTATACTTAATACCCCAATACGCCAATGTGTAGTAATCGACTTTAGCGAAACTTTTATCTTGACAAGTCTTAACCACAAAGTTATCAAAATCAGATAAGTCCATCCACATAATAACGTCTTGGATTACTTGAAATGTTGCCATCCAAAATAAATCGGGGTTATTGTAAGGTCTCGGAACCTTAAGGGTGAACCCATACTTTTGATTTGGTATTTCAGCATGAAACTCGGCACTAATACCATGTTCTATTACGTCTTTGGTAATAATTGAACTGAGTAATTTATTAAGGTAATTGGTTTTCTTGTCTTGAGCGTGGGGGTAGTAAAATTCCTGACGACTAATTTCGTTTATACTTGAATAAAGGACTGTCTTACTATTTACTACCATACCACAAATGTACGGCAAATATCTGATATAAAAAAACCCTCAGGTGAGGGTTTTAAATTATTATCTTTTATTTTCGTTGATTAGTTTCCAAACTTCCCAATTTATTATGGATTCGTTTTTAACATCAGACGCCATGTCGTATAATTTGGCAATTTTTCTAATCATGTTGTTACCAACATAATTCATAATTTTGATTTCATGGTCGATAAATTTTTTAGGGTTTTTTTGATATTTCTGAACGTCGTTAACAAACTTATCAAAATATTTACCCTTTTTACCTTCAAACCCTATCATAGCCTCCATGAAGTTAGTAGTTAATCTCCTTCTCATTCTATCACCCATCCAGTTACCAAAATTAATGGCGACGAGTCTTATAACATCATCAGCAAGTTCTTCATCACTTTTACCCTCATAAGGAAAATCAAGTCTTTCAAAAAATCGTTTGATTTTGTCCGATTCTTTAATTAGGTCATTACGTAATGTTTCATACGTATACCCCCTCATTCTATTTAATCTTTCGTAGGTTCTTGTCGATGTTAAGAACTTATAGAATTGTTGTTTATCAATCTCACCAGCCTTAACTAATGCAGCAAACTCAGATGGTCTAACTAAACTTTCAATAGCATTTGCGTAGTAAATGTAATGTATAAACTCATTTACGGGTGTTATATTTGCAAAACCCTCACTTGATGCAGTTTCATATTTAACTCTTTTAGTTAAAGGTGTTGGTCCAATTTTTCTATTGTCATAAAAATGTTTTAACTCGTGAGATATACTACCAATATATTCTAATTTATTAGTAATCATATCCTGAACTAAATCCTCGCCAGTAGTATCTGATTTAACAGCATATCTAAATGATAGATTGAATGTCGTGGTTGTTAGTTTTTCAACCTTAAAGTCGTTATTTAACTTACTTTTTTCACTAGTTGCCATACCAATCAAGTCCAACTCATCAGTTACACCTTCAATATCAATTTCAAAATCAACAGTACTAAATGTTACATCACCTACTTTAAATTCACCTCTAAACTTTTTCTTAAAGTCTTTTAAATCACTAACGTCGTAATCTTTAGGTATAATCTTTAATATCTTTTCATAAATCTTAATAGCAGTATCAATCTGATTTTCTGGTACACCTAAGGCCTCATTAAATTCTTTTCTCATCTCTGAATTATTTATACATAAATACCTTAATAAAACTATTTAATAGTATGGAGTTAAAAATTAACGAGTCTAAGTTCAAAAAACTATTATTCAATTACTTGGATAACGAAACTGAATTTAAAAGAGCTCAAGAACACAGAACGGGTTATGGTTCTAATGTTAGAGAGTTCTTTATTGAAATGAATTTTGGTGAGGAGGACTACCCTGAATATGATTGGTTATTTACTTATTATAAAACATCCAATGATTATGAAGATATCGTAGGTGTTGTTAGTCCATATAGTTCAAATGAATTTCCTTTAATTGAATACAATTCATACTTCTTTGACCCCATCTTAAAAATGTTCGGTAGTAAACTATCTCACGAATACGTTCTTGAATGGTTAAATTATTATTTTGGTGTGGGCGCAATAACAATGCACGGTGGTTAATTATCTTAACACATTAACATAACCACCAATCACTTTTTTATAATCAAAACCAACAGCACTAATTGTCATGACCCAATTGTAGATTCCGGCAGGAACTAATTGATAATTATATGTCCCATCCCAACCTTCAAGATGATTGTGACTTTCAAAAATAACTTCACCCCATCTATTGATAACGACTAAACTATAGTTGTAAGGGTCAAACCCTGAAGTTAATATTGGCGACCAAAGGTTATTGTGTTCATCACCATCAGGTGTAAATGAATTAGGTACATAGATTAACTCTTCAGGACAATTTTCTACGGTAATCACAGTTTCTTGTTGATTAGAAACACAACCATTGGAATAGTGAACAACAGATAACGTAAACATACCCTCATCCTCAAAACTTATTGTAAAATTATCTGACTCATAATCATTACTCATCCAAGACCAAACATTATAACCGGGTAAGTTTGAAATCGCAGTGAATACAACATTAACAGAATCACCCTCACATATCTCGTAAAAAGGGTTATATGGTGAAATAGAATCGAGTATTGGTTGTGGATAAACAACCACATTTGTTGTTGTGTCAAACATACAACCACTTTGTGTGTACACGTAACTGATGATGTTATTACCAATCGCATTACTTGGATAAAAATCATTACCTATTACTCCGTTACCACTAAACACCCCACCAATAGGTGTTCCTTGAAGGGTTGTGAACTCATCATAAGAACAAAATGGTCCTATAGGTTCAATCACGGGTAAAACATTAAATACGTTTAAGTCAACCGATATTGGTAAACTTGGGCAGTTATTCCCATCGTAGCCGGTAACTTGGATTCCGCCAGGGATAAACCCATCCCCAATGTTACCCCAATTAACATTAACACTATCAGTTCCTTGCCCGTTGTAAATATTACCAACTGATGACCATTGGTAAGTATAACCAACTTGTTCAGGTACTGAGTAAACTTCATTATTAGAGTGGTAACAAATAGTGTCGTTATATATAATTGGACCAACAACAGGTATTGGTGGGTTATTTAATATAACATTACTTGATACGGTACAACCCGCAACATCTGTTATGGTGAATGAATAGTTACCCGAACATAATCCTGTAGGGTTGAAGCCTGTTTGACCACCATTCCATGAAATTGTTTGTACTCCGTTACCACCGTTTGGTGAAATGAAAATACTACCATTACAATCACCGAAACAAGTTGGGTTAATATTGAATATTGTTGGGTTTGGTAAATTTGGCGGACCAGGTAAAACAAATACGGTATCAGGTCCAAAACCACCTTGTTGTTGATTACAGGTATTCCATCCCGCGTTACATGTGGGATAAACAAAATGACAGGTATATTGAGCACCTCCTGCAGGTGGTGTTACGTTAATAGTCGGACCTGTACCTATTGGAATTGGATTACCCACTTGATACCAAGTTAGTGTTGGTGTTACAGTAGGTCCAGAAGGTGTCCATCTATAAGCATCGTTGTTTGTCACCCATTGTGTTGAGTTTCTACCAGGTGAGGTAATACCAATCGTCCCACCTAAATTATGAATACCTTGTGTTGCGGTACCGTTCTGCCATTGGATACAAGACGGTTTATTTTGAATATGATTCTCAATATAGTTAGTGGATTCGTAAATAACTATGTGGAATGTTCCTTGATTACCTGTACAAGAAAACATTGGCATATTTAACCAGCTCACAACTAATTTTCTACATGGAGCAACCCCTTGGACTTGGTATTTAATTTGTCCTCCGATACCAGGATGCCAATCTTGCCAAGGACCCATAATACAATTTTTAGGTACTAAAACATTTCCTGTTGGGATTGGTTGGGATGTAAAAGTTGTTGGTTGACCACCACTAAAAGAAATCCAACCATTTGACCCAACATAGAATTGTGTATATGTGTTACCAAAAAAACAAAAATTAAACCCTATTTGAAATGGTCCTTGTTGCGAATCATCCGTCATGAATAAACTATTCCCATTATTAGTTTGAGCCACGTAAGGAATGTTTGTGACATTATAGTTTGTTGTTTGATTTGGGTTAGCTCCACCAGGTCCACACTGACTTAAATCAGCGGTTAATGTTGTTGACCCTACACCACAAGGTAATATTTGGTCGGGCCCTAATGACGGACAAAATTGTGAATAAGCAAAACTTGTTATAAACGTAAATAAAATTAAAAGACTCTTCATAAAAATAAGTATATAAGTAAACTTAAGGTTAGACGGACAATTAGCATTAAAGCTGTCCTGGTTTTCAACGAAAACAATATTTCTAATATTAAATATATTTATCAAATATGGAAAGGTCTAAATTAGAAAATGTGGGTAACACTCAACTATACTTTGTATTAAAGAGAGTTATAGAAGAATATGATGAACCGATAGGTAGTGATTCTATTGAGGACAACTCATTTATGGATGTGTGCGAAACTTCATGTAAAATTGTTGGTATAGGTGTCCCATATTATATTGACTATAATTATATATTAGCAACTTTATTACTTAATAAAGGTTTTGATTATAGTGAAAATAAAGTTTCAGGTACGATAAAAAGACCTGAGGTTGGTTTATTTTCATTTGATATTGATGAGATTAGGGTTGAGACCGTTAGAACCACCTACACACACGAAATTTCTTCATATAGTAAATCCTTAGTATTCCCAACCGTCCAATCAATGCAAAATGATGGTGGTTTTGATTACTATGAAGGCACTGAAAGTGATAAAGATTATCTTGATGGTGAAACCACTGATATTAACTACGACCACAGGTCTTTACGACAAATTAAATAATGAACTATCAACGTATCTTTTCTTTAAGTAAAAAGTTATTACCTAACTATAAAAATTTGGGTAGTCCAACCGAAATATTTCAATCAATCATTAATAATGGTATGATTAAAAGCATAATAGGTACTAATGCCAGATATATTAGTATTACAATCATGTTATTTAAAAAAGGATTGTCTGAAGAAGAAATTCATAGTTTATTTGAAGATGGTAGATTCACATTTACTGTAACAACTATAAGTGAAAGAGACCCTAATGAAGACTGTCCTCAATGTGGTGGTGATGGTAAATACGATTGTGATTCTTGTGGTGGTGATGGTGAAATAACCTGTAATGATTGTGGTGGTGATGGTACAATAAACCAATACGAAGATGATGAACATGAATGTGATTCATGCTCGGGTGGTGGTTATGTTAATTGTGACGATTGTGATGCAAACGGTCAATTAGAATGTAATTATTGTGACGGTATTGGTTCTACTGAAAAAACAGGTCATGATGAGATTGAGAATATAGTATTCCTTAGCGTTAATCAGAAATTAAAAGATTACTTTATCACTCATGACACACCTGTAAAAATTAGCGATGAAGCCCTTAGTAAAATATTCAACGACGAATATACTGTTGCAACAGGTAAGTTTTATGAACAGAGTAGTGACTATTATGAAGACTTTAATGTTGATGATAATATTGTCACCGAATTTGACGAACTATATTAATTCTCATCTTCTTTTTTAAAAGTAATGAAGTGGTATATTAAAAACACCACAGTAGATACTACCCCTATTAATTGAATAACGCTTTCTATTTTAAAATTCATATTACCTATTTTTATATTCGTAGTTTATTTCATCAATACAGATGTGTGGTAATATATTAGAAACATTACCTCGTATTGAATCAATCATATTCTCCCAACTATATTCTGGTATACCATATCTATTACGTAATGTCTCCCAATCGTTTTTATCTTCAAACCCAACCATTAATTCGGTTACGTACATAGTAACACTCACACTATATAAACAATCGTCCTCATTTGAATTTCGGACTGAGTCAACTTCAAGAATGAATTTAATTTTCCAATCAACATATTCATCATCTTCAGAATACGGCATAAGATATTCCCCCTGATAAGTTGTTACGGTATTTAGGTATTTTTGTAAGGTGTTTTTAACGGTCTCCATCATTTTGGGTGAACCGCTAGTTCTTGTAAAATTAACCGTAATGTCTTCTTCATAATCATAACCAAGACTACGAATGGCCTGGTCAACCACGGCAGTTACCAATTTTTTAACCTTACCCATTCTACCGTCTTTAGCATCAATATCAACCTCAACGGTTATGTATCCAAACTTTGGTGAATCACCATTAGTGATAATATCCCAACTATTTCTTGGTGAGCCATTAATTTCTCTTATACTAAATTTGGGTAAGGTAAAATTATAGTTTTTGTGGAATCTTTCCACAAATTTAGGTAAGACTCTTTGAGCCACCTTCTCAATATCACTTGTATAAATATTATTACCCATATTAAATAAATACTAAGGTAGGTAATATAATCGAGTTATTCAACCAAAAGTGGTGATTGAGTGGTCACCAAAATTGTCGTATTCGTCAGGTTCGTACATAATGTGAATATTAAGATAATTTAAATACTCGGATAAATAATAAAATTCTTCCATATAGTCAATATTTATTTAGAAATAAACACACATAATTAAAAAAAATGAAGTATTCAAAAGAATTGATTGAAAAATCTGTCAAATCAAAAGGACATGTTTGGTTTGAGGACGCAAACAACAAGGGTTATGATGTTAACATTGTTGGTGTAAGAAACTCCGCAACAGGGGATAAAGTTACTAATGTATTTGATGATGCAATCACAGTATCATTCAAAGAAAATGGTGAGTGGAAATACTATGAATGGCCATGTACTACAGACCCTGGTAAAAAAGCAATGTTGGAATACCATAACCCAAATGGTGTTGCAAGATTAGTAGAAGGACAATATAGAGGTTCTCACTCAATAGGGTTACACCAAGGTAAATACCCAGCATTAAAACAAGCAAAAAACGTTAAAGTATATCGTGATAAAGATAAAGATATGCAATACGATGAGAACACAATCCAAGAAGGTATTTTTGGTATTAACATCCACAGAAGTTCTGCAACAGGTACATCTACTTATGTTGAAAACTGGAGTGAAGGTTGTCAAGTGTTTGCAAATGTTAAAGACTTTGAAGCTTTTATGGCGATTTGTAACAAAGCTAAAGACATTCATGGTAATTCGTTTACCTACACATTAATCGAATCTGCGGATATCGTATAATAAAAAACCCGAGTTAATCTCGGGTTAAGCCTTTTTATTTATATAAAGAACTAAAGATTGTAACATTAACACCAGTCTTATTTGTAATTTGTTCTAAGTAATCTCTTACACAGTCTTCAATCTCACTTTCAATTTCATATCCTATCTCCTCATCATCGATGGCTTTCTGTAGTTGAAAAGTCTCACCTGTTACAATATTAACCTCGGCATTAGGGTCTTCAGCATCAACCAACACATCAACGTAAATGTTCGCATCTTCAATATCGTTAATTGATAGTTCAAACTTAAAATCATAACCACCACAAACCATCCCCCCATCACCAATCTTGTGTGGGTTCTTAAGTATTAGTTCTTCAGTCATCTTCATTGCGTTTTCATAACCCAAAAACTCTCTAAGATGAGCATAAACATTATTAATATTGGTACCATCAAGATTACCTCGTTTAAATCCAAACAAATTAAGGAAGTTTTCATCAACACCAGGTCCGAATCGTTCCCAATATTTTTGAAACATTTTTCTATGTTGTAGATTTTCTTGAATGGTTTTAACCTGTGATTCTGTTAGTACTAATTTCATACCTATAAATACTATTTGTATTGCTCAACGACTTCCATAACATCAGGTCGTTTTACAAACTCCAATACGTCGTCTTTTAATTGTTTATTGGAACACCATCGGTTAAAAAACATCTCAGGGATGTTTTCACTTTGTTCTTCCCACGTTTCAAAGTCATAACCATCAGGAGTTAAGTCTTTCTCAACGTCAGCCCAACTTTGAGCTCTGTCAGAAGCGGTGTCAATAGAGTGAACACCTTCCGAATCAATAAGATAATCACCAACCTTTAAATAAGCATGGATTAACACATCATCAATAATTTCTTCATCGTCATCATATCTTGCCGCTAACACCAAATGATATTTGACATCAACCTTAGGTAACATCTCTTTGAATACCCTGATTAGGTATTTAGCGAAGTAGTGACAATGACCAAACTGATAATCATTACGTCCAAAATGTTTCTCACTCATACTAATAAATATAAGTGAGAAACAAATTACTTACCGAATCCGATATCTGTTTTAGGTTTTGCTGTTGGTCGTTTCTTCATACCATCAAGGTTCTCCATAGTTTCTTCAAAACTACGACCCATTACGATGGTTGATACAACAACTTCTTTAAGGTGAGATAAAGACATACCTTCAGTTCTTGTTAACCATTCTTTGATGTTAATCTGAGCCAAGTCCTCATCATTCAATTTATGTTTGATGTAAGCCTCACGAATCTCTTCATTTGGTAACTCAACTCGGTATCTACGGTCGAAACGTGATGGTCGGTTGGTGATACGCTCTTCCAATTTCTCAGGGTAGTTTGTTGTTGCGATATAAACAACATTCTCAATTTGTTTAACCCCATCCAAAATATTTAACAAACGACTAGTCTGACTTCTACTCTCACCCGCAATTGAATCGATGTCTTCTAAGATAACAACCAATGGTCGGTTAGGTTCAATCTTACGGAACGTTGGGATGAACTTGGTGAATGATTCGACATCCTCCTCGTCTTTGATGTTAATTACAATACCATTCTTATCCATGATAAGTTTAGATAACAACTGAATGATACCTGACTTACCACAACCTGGTTCACCATACATCAAAATACCTCGTTTGTGAATGAAGTTGTATTTTTTATATACATCAACTCGGTTCCAAAAACTATCAATGTCCTCTAAGATATCAGTAATCTCAGGTGAAGGTAAGTGATACAACTCATCGGTTTTGAATGGTTGTTTCTTTAATGTATAATTTTGTAATTGGTGGTTCCAAACAATCTCGTAAATACCTGCGGGAACTTGGGGTGTTGTCACATAAGAAGGTGAGAACTCCTCGTCTTTTAACATACTCCAACAAGTGGGGATATCAGAATCAACCTTTTCATCTTCAATCACTCCGTTAATTGGTCCGTCGTATGTAGCAACCTCATCGTTATCCAATTCTGATATAAGTTTTTGAATGTCCTTAAAATTTTTCATGTATAATGTTTTTACAATCATAAAAAAATAAAATCCATTTATCAAGTGGGTTCATAACTTATATTTAAAGAAAAAGATATGGCACATCCTATTATACACGCAAAAAGTTCCGCTAAAAAGTTCGGTGGAAAATGGGAAGAATATATAGATATTCATAACTGGTTCGACGAGACCAAATCTTGGTATGGTCATTCAAATCACAGAATGTTTCGACATCATTCAGAGGGTATCTTTGAAATGGAAAAGATATTCGGAAGTCACTTTACCAATAGTGAGGGTAAAGTTGTTTACACTCGTTATGTTGGTGAGCAACACGTAAAGGAAGATTGTTATAATCACATTCCATCGGCGAAAGAATGGTTAATGGCGTTAGAAGCAAAAGAAAGACCAATGTGGATGATGAGAACTTTAGAATTAAATGTAGATTAAAGTATTTATAATAAAAAAATTATGACACCAATAGTTACAGAAGAAGAATTAAAATCACTTAAATTATTTTCATATTACCTACAATCACACGGTATTAAAAAAGCGGAAATGCAAGTTTATATTGAAGAATGTGGTATTGGTTATATGCCAGATAACGCGTATGGTGATGGTGGTCATGCTGAACTATACGACGCAGTTAGAAAAACTTTAGAAGATATTATTGAAAATAATGAATTGCATTCACAAGGTAATGATTGTGATAATAGAGGTAGTTTAAATTTATTTATCGATTGCGTAGAAAGAACTTTGGAGGCTGAGTATGATGAATATGTTCAAGGAACAAACGAAATGTCAGACTCAAAATACATAGATAATGATGATTTAGATGGCGATGAGAAAGATGCTATTGAGGGTTTCTTCGGTGAAATCAGTAAAACAGGTGATAGACTATACTTCAACGGTGGTGGTGACTCAGGTGAAATTGATAGTAGAACCGACAATGGTATTGAGGTACCAACTGATGTTTTAAATTTCCTTTATTCATGGTTAGAAAACTTCTACGGTGGTTGGGAAATAAACGAGGGTTCTCAAGGTAGTTTTTATTTTGACCCAAGTGAAAGAGCAATATTCTTAGACTTTGGTGAGAACACTGAAGAAACCGTAAGTGCCGGTATTGACTTCCAAATCAAATTCTAATAAATAACAAAACCCCTCCGAAGAGGGGTTTTTCAGTCTGGCTAAAATGAGTAAGTTTCAAAGAAGTTTGCGTTTTGACGAGCGAATTTTGAATTTGGCAAATTTTGACTAAAGGACTGTACTATATCAAAATCGTATCATCAAGGTGCGAACCTTTTCCAGAATATGTAGTGAAGTATGGATAACCATACGTCTACTCATTTTTCGCCGAGACCGGCTTTAGATTTGAGTGATTGAATTGTGAGCGTCTAACTCATCTTGAATCTCTTCAATTTGAGCTTCTAATGCTTTCACCATGTCGTCTCTTTGTAAGACTCCGATTTCGGAAACCATCATAATAGGTTCACTCTCTCTCCACCCTCTACTTGACTTACCTTCAGTACAACTTAGGCTACGTAGTTTTGTAACCATTGACTTTAACTCAGCTAATTTAAAGATTTTGTCATAGACGGGAGCATTCGCTCTATGAATTCTTGTCTTCAAATCTACAAGTTGTTTAACACCTTCGTTAAACATAGCCAACATTTCAGTTGGGTTGTAAGGTCTTGTCATTCCTTCTTCAACAGAGTTGTAAGAACTAACTCTACTGAAGTACTCGGCGTTCTCTTTGACGAGTTTGTTTTTCAGTTTTAACGCTTGTTTAATATTCATCTTTTTCTCTTTTAACTTCTATACAATTATAATAACAAAACTCAGAAAGTCAATTACCATATCTCGTGAAATATCAATCTAAATTCACTACCGCGTCTTTCGTTATATTCATCTTCAAGTTGTTTTCTAATCTGATTATTAAAAACTTCCCAATCCATAGCTTCCACTTCAAACCCTAAAACATTGGCAATAGTTCTAATATCGTCACCAATACCCTCTAATGGAATTGGTTTACCATTAGTTAATATAATGATACTCTCTTGTACTTTTGGGTAATCAGTATACAAATAGAACATCCTGTAATCAGGGTGTCTCCTCATCTCAGGTCGTCTTTCGTATACCTCTTTTAAGAACGTTTCTACTCGTTTAGAATAAATCATAGATAAATGTATACAAAATAAAAAAGGGAGTCAAACTCCCTTCTTAAATTAAATCATCTTCAAGATGACTTCAGTCTTACCATCCCACTTTACGATTTGACTTTTTGGAATCCAAAACTCCATCTCACCAATCTCCTCAACTCGTTTCATGTAGTCGTTACGGAAACGCTCTGCTTGACTACGGTCAGTGATGTACTCAATCTTCATGTGTTTAGCACAAGTCTTACCCATCTTAGTAATCATTGAGAACTCGTCAGTCAAAGTCTTACCACAACATACACAGATGTTACCACGTTTCTCAGTCATCTTACCTGCGAACTTCACTGCTTTAGGTGACACAGCCAACAACTTAGTGATGTCAAGAAGAACAGGGTTGAACTCAAGACCGTAAGCCTCTTTCATTCCTTGACCAACTTTACGGCCAACTTTCAAAGTCTCACCGATAAGGTTGAGGTTGAAGTTACGGGTCTTCTTTTGGTCTTCTTCTTTTTGGATTTGTTTCAAAGCTGCTGAAACTTGTTTGTCGGTCAATTTACCGTACTTCTCAAGTTTAGCTTGTAATTCTTTAACGAAAGCGTTCTCACCTTCGTAAGACTGAACTTTCTTCATGTCGTCAGTCAATTCAACCTGTTTTGCTTCAACAGGTGCTGAGAGGATTTTCTCTACGGCTGCGGATTGGTTGGGTGTCAATTGACCCCACTTATTAAGAGTTTCCTTCATCTTAAGGATGAATGAGTTGTTGCCTTGGTAGTTACGAACTTGGGTAGTGGTGTTGGTGGTTGTCATAGTATCTCTGATTTTGTTTTACAAAGATACTGCGAATATTTGACTTTACCAAATTTATTTTGGGTGATTGAATGTAAATGTTACGTTGTCGTCATTTAAATACTTACTATTGTCAGTAATAAAACGATACTTGACACCTTTTTCGATGTCCTCAGAGAATGGACTTGGTACCACATAACCTTCAGGGTTAACAACTAATCTGTTTGTCCCTTCTACGTTTCCGGCCTTGTTGATTGTAATTTCAACATTAATCTTACCACCAGTCTTTTTAATCTTATCTACGGTAAAATTAACTTTCTTTTTGTCTGGACCCCAACCCATACTTACCCATCTTGGTTTACCAATCAATGATTTTTTAATATCGGCTTTACTGAACTCCTCAACTCTTTCTTTTTTAATTCGGTCAAATGTTTTTATACCACGAACTAAAGCGTCCATTTCATTTCTAGTAACATCATAAACATTTGATTGAAGTCCTGAATTGTATCTAACAGGATTGGATTGTGATAAATGTTTTGAGGTTGAGCTTGAGTAGTTGTCACTAACTCTAAACCACTTATTATCTTTAAATAAGAAGATTGGGTACCATGAATACGAACTAACTATATAATGCCAGTTGTGACTATTATCAACATCCCAATAACCTTCTAAGTTTGAACCTTTAAAGGGGATTTTAGCTGAACTATATTCGTAAGCAGTATTGTTTGGTGTCTTTCTTTGTTTGAAACTTCTGAAGTCTTTGAAACTTAACTTATCTAAGTTCTCGTAGTCACCTTCAGGTCTGTAGTTTGCCGTATAAACTTCGTAGTAGAATCTTGCATCAGTTGCTGGTCGACCAACAAACGGCATCATGGTTTTGATGAACTCTAATAACTTTGATTGTGTTGGGTATTCCGTTTTGTGTTTGTTCAAGTATTTGAATAAACGTACTTCTTTCTCAGACAACGGTTTGTCCACACCACCATCAAGTTGTTCTTGTAATATTTGTAATATCAACTCTTTCATCAGTAATAAATATCTTGTAAACGAAAAAACCCCCACATTTCTGTGAGGGTCTTTTAATATTTATGATACCTTATTTCAAGAATCTTAATTTGTATAATGTTGAATTGATTAACTCACAAACATTATCAATTTGATTTTGGATGTAGGAGTCTTTACAACAATCTCTTAATTCGGTCACCTTTTCACAAAGGTCTTTAAGATAATTAATAGTTGATGTGGAATCTTTATAGTCATCAATCGGGTATTGTTTATAACCCTTTAAGATTGTGTACTTACCTTGATAAGACTCAATTAATCCGTCAATGAGTCCTCCGATTCCGTCGTAATAACCATTTAACGCAATATGTTCAGCGTATGATTTAGTTTGTAAATGTAAAGTATGTGCTTGTGTTCTTGAGTGAAGTAACAAAGACATCATTTCTGTAAAATCTTTTTTACCACCGTTATTTTGTTCAACAATCAAACCTTTTTGTTTAACCGCTTCAAATAATTTCTCTTTTAATAATTCTTTATCCATAATTAAAGTTTTCATATAAATATCAAAAATCTACAAAACAACTACCGTCAATTGAAAATAATTTGATTCTAGTATCCATATCCTTCTTCATATAATATTTCAATATTTTGTCAGTATATTCACCGAAATCACCTCTATTTAGAATTTTAACCAGAAACTCGTGAATATTAATATTAATAGATTTATATGGTCTATTGTTATATCCTATAATAACAAACTTAATCCGGTTGGGGTTTTTTGGAATGTCAACCTCAACAGGTTTAGTTTCGTGTATCTTTAATGGATTATCTATCAAAGGTAAAGTTCTTGGTGTAGTTATCTTTATGTGAAATAATCAAATCATCAGTTGATAACTTACCATCAAAAAACTCTTTAATGGTCTCTCTAATCTCAGGAAACTCGTTCCAATAAATTGAACCTTCGTTCTCAGGACTATACACATTATCAACCAAATATTGAACAACCGTGTTATCCTCGGTAGTTAAAAATCCGTGAGCGTAACCTCTTGGGACCAATAATACTTCACCAGGTGATACTATAAACGTACTAACCTTCATATACTCAGGTGACTCAGGTCTAATGTCAACAATAAAGTCAATTATCATACCGTGAATTACTTTAATTAACTTAGCTTGAGCAAAGTCACCTAATTGGAAGTGCAATCCTCTAAAAGTCCCTCTAGTAGTGTTTACACTAACATTACTCTGTAACCATTGTTTACCTAATAAATCTAAAGCTAGTGGTGCAAATGACCCTCTATGGTCCACAAAAACATCGTTTTTAATTTTATAACCGAATTCCATATTACTTAATAATTTTTTCTAACCAATCTTTTAGTTTAATTGTTTGTATTTCACCAAACTCTATTCTGTATTTTGAACTACTTAAAGAATATCTTCTGTCATGACCTAGTCGGTCTTCAACATATTTGTATTTAACTTCTTTACCTAAGATTTCACTAATCATACTTACCACTTGATTATTGGTGTAGGTCTCTTCACTACCAATATTGTAGATTTGATTAATCTGGTCTGACTTTAATAGTGTATAGATAGCCCTTGAGTTATCGTCAGCATGAATCCATTCTCTAACTTGATTACCATCACCATAAACAGGAACCTCAACATTGTTCTTAATTGATTGGATAATCTTAGGAATGAATTTTTCGTGGTGTTGATTCTCACCGTAATTGTTACAAGTTCTGGTGATAAGATAAGGTAAACCAAATGTTCTGTTGGCTGAGATTACCAATAGGTCAGCCGCCGCTTTGGTTGATGAGTAATAAGAACTTGGGTGAAGTCCATCACCTTCTTGAGCTACGTGGTTTGGTGACCAAGTAAAATCATCCATATCACCATAAACCTCATCCGTTGAGATGTGTAAGAATTTCTTTAGTTTGTCGTTCTTTCTGGCAACCTCCAACATGTTGAATGTTCCCTGGACGTTTGATTTAACAAATGGTAAACCGTCTTTGATTGAATTGTCTACGTGAGATTCTGCGGCGAAGTTAACAATGTAATCATACTCACCTAATTCTTCTGCAGTAACATCACAAATGTCTTTTTGAATAAACTTAACTGACTTACGGATATTATTAGGGTTCGCAGCATAAGTCATTTTATCAATCAAAACAATCTCGTCGTTTGTATTCTCGTTTACGTAATTAATAAAGTGTGAACCAATAAATCCAAGTCCACCTGTTACAATAATTTTACTCATAAAAAAACCTTTGTATCAATCATAATACAAAGGTCTTCAATTGTAAAATATTCGTAAGTTATTTACCTATAACAATCTCGTCAAAATTTAAGGAACCCATCCCTCTATTATCGTCAACAAATTCATCATACATAAACGATTTCGCAACTGATACAATACTTTGTTCACACTGAGCAATTTTAGACTCCATCCAATCTTCCAACTGTTCATTATCTTCCATTGATTCCCACATTTTTTGAGCCATGATAGCAATAGTGTATAATTGTTGTTTCGCCATGTAAGAACCTTCTTTGTGTTCTTCATTCAAACCATTAACCAACTTTTCAAGTTGTTTCTCGGTTAATATAATATCTTTACCCATAGTTTTCTTTTCTATATAAATACTTTGAAAATAAGAAAGGGAGACGTTTCCATCTCCCTTTGGGGCCGACCGAATTAACGGGGCTTCCACCACCTTATTTTACTAAACAAGGAAAAACACACACACTACGAAAACTCAACACTGCTCGACACTCGGAGTCCGTCAATAATTTTATCAACATGTCTCCTCCAATCAAACCAGATGGATTTCTCGTTCTTTTTGAAGTAATCTTCATCAGCAACTAAACCGTCCCAGTTTAACGCCATCTCGATGAACTCTTCAGTATCTTGGAGTACTCCGTATTCGTCAACTACTCGACCTGAACGTATGTACTTTAATAACTCCTCTTTATTTGAGTAATATTTGTTATTGTGGAAATTCCAACAAAATTTCCAACCACCGCTTCTTTTACCTAAATGAATATTTACCTCATTTAAAAACTCATCCCAAGGATTTTGTTTGTCCCATTCAAACTCACTATTTTTGTCTTTAATTGTTGCAAAGTTACGACCAATTAAAGACACATCAAACCAATCTAAACGACTTACACGGTCACACAATCTCTGATGTCTTTCTAACATTTCTTTGGATTTTGGAATCCTGTAAAAATTTGTTCCCATGTCACTTTAAAAATTTATTGGTTACCGTGTCAATTAATAATTCTTGTTTCTGTGGTGAGTCAACAACATTATCATACAATCCTTTAACCTTAACTACCGCAACGATAAAGGACACCACTAAAATAATCAATAATGTTTTTAATATTTTTTTCCAAAATTTCAAAACCATATAGATTACGACTAAGATAGAGATTGCCCACCCGATTAATATACTATCCATGTCTTATCTTATTTAGTAACTAAAGCTTCAATTTTACTTTTCATGTGGTCAGCCAACTCGTACTCGTTAGTTGAGGTGACAACAATTGAATCCTCCAAAAAACGGAAAGGGATATTGATAAGAAAATCAGTTCCGTTGAAAAAGGTCAAGTTGTTCTTCAACTCCAAACAACCCTGAATCATCTTCAAGAACAACTTGAACTGAGTACCGTCAACGAAGGTCTCGTTCAAAAGGGTTCCAAACTTTTCGTTCTCGATACGGATTTTATATACTACTGTGTTCATATGTCTGATTATTTATACAAAGATACTACTATTTTTGGATTCTACCTAATCCTTCCACCAAATTTTTCAAATTTCTATCAGTTTTGATATTAACTTTTTCAATAATAAATTCAAAGGTATCATCCTCAGGGTTGTGAATAAATCCAACCTCAACACTGGTGTCGTTACCATTATGGATTGTGAACTTACTAGTGTTTCGATAATCTCTATGAATATAGTTCCAAGGATATTGTTTACCCAATTCTAGGTATGCACGATTGTTAAGGTTTTTTCTCTCATCCTCTCTTTTTTGAGCTTCCAACTTACCATCGATAAATTCAAGTATTTTTTTGGCAACAGTAACACCATTTTTACAATAACGACCACTTTCATAGTTGATATAGGTTCTTACTTTATAACCTTCATTACGAGAACCGTATGAATTTCTTGAGGATACAAAGTGTTCTGAAATATCCACTCTAACACTGCTTCTTGAGACATTTTCAGGTAGTTTACCTGTGTAGATAATTTCACATTCGTTATATGGTAACTCTAAAGTCTCAACAGGGAAGTGACTAACATAAACGTTAAAGTTCTCAACTCTTGGTTTTTTAACCAATTCAAAGTCATTAGAGACCTTTTGCATGTGAGAGAAATACAAATCAAAAGCGTCCTCTCTTTTCTTATAGTCCGTAGAACGACGGTTAATCGATATTAAAACTCGATTTTTTTCGTTCTCGTAACTTTTTTTAGCGGCTTCTTTATTTGTTTTGGTAGGGGTCATATTCTCTGTGTTTGTGAATACAAAGATATTAAAAATTACTTAATCTGCCGCATAATTTCCCGATTAATATCTTTTTCTTTTAAACTTTCCCTCTTATCGTAAAGTTTTTTACCCTTACCTAAGACAATTTCCATCTTTAATAATCCCTTCTCAGTGCTAAAAATCTTATAGGGTACCAGTGTCAAACCTTTTACCAGTTCTTTTTGTAGTTTGACCAACTCTCGTTTCTTCATTAAGAGTTTACGCTCTCGTAGTGGTTCGTGAGTATAGGATTGTTTATACTCAGGAATGTTCATTCCCTTCACAAAAAGTTCACCATCGTTAAAGTAACAATACGCATCCACCAACGAGACTTTACTATCACGGATTGACTTCACCTCAGAACCCATCAGTTGAATCCCCACGGTAAACGTATCCACGAAGAAATACTCGTGACTCACTTTACGGTTTACTATGTTGACTGATTTTTTCACACCACAAAGATACATAAAAAAAAACAAAACCCCAAAGAGTTTTTACACTTTTGGGGTTTAAATAATTACCAACTTGTTAGAAAGGGGTGTTGGGCTTTGGTATCACATAAATACATGATAATTTTAAAAAAACTACTCTTGAGTTAAAATATTTTGAATTAATTTGTATAATTGGTCGGTTTTATCCTCAATCGGTAAATTATCTACCGTAAAATACCCACATTCAGTGTGTTCGTCACCATCTTCAGCATTTTCTAAATCAGGTATGATTCTCTCATCGCTCTCTAATAAGAACACATACATTAAACCTCGGTGTTCACTACCATCACGATTTGTTCGATTAACAAAACCAATTAATTGTAACTTTCCTGAAATCAAATGATTTGTTTCTTCTTTAAATTCTCTTCTCGCAGCATCAGCCGGTGATTCAACACCATCAATTTTACCCGCGGGTACAGACCAAACGCCTGGTAAGTCACCTTTATTATTTCTTTTACATAACAAAACTTCATCACCAACTTTAACTAAAACACCGACATATCGTTTTAAAATTTCCATTTTATATCTTTCTTTATATTTATGTTTATATGATAATAAGTATTAACAAGAATAAATTCAAGGTCAAAGTTATGATTTCACCTCGTGATACCCAAAAAGGTATGATGGGTCGTAAGTTTGACTCAACCTTCAACGGAATGTTATTCTTAATGGATGGTGATGAACAATGTTTCTGGATGAAAAATTGTATAATACCTTTAGACATTATCATGATTGACGGTAACACTATTACAGAAATCCACCATAGTTGCCCACCATGTACTACAGATGAATGTAATAATTATTGTGGTGAAGGTGATGTAGTATTAGAACTACCTTCAGGTACCTGTAAAAAATTAGGTTTTCAAATCGGTGATGAGGTTACATTTTAATCCTCACCATTAATCTTCTCTTGTAATTTTTTAACCAATTCACTTTGAATCATCTTTGTGAACTTCACATAAGGTGTGTCATCAGACTCAGGGTCATATTTGTATTTACCTGCCGGTGGTCTTTTACTTCTACCTAAATAACTTAAACCAGAAATGTTTGTAATACATTTGTGACCACCACTATTCGACTGAATTAAATCCCAAGCGTTTACCGTAACGTTATCCAAGTCTTCCATCTCTTCAGGTGTAAGGTCACTAAATGGTTTTTCCATCATCCCACCAATCTGAGTTAAGATATCACGACCGTTCTCAATTGTCTTAAAGTTTTTACCATATAAAGCAACGAAATCTTTAAATGTAAAACCAACTGACTCTGGTCCGAAATCTTTACCTGACTCTGAAATCCATTTGATAGTTGATAAAGGAATTTGTCTTTCTTTTAATTGGTCTTCCCATTTCGCAAGAACCTCTTGAGCAATCTCACCTAAGTTAACACCTTTTAATTCACGTTCTTTTTTAAATGGATTACAAGACGCTTGTACTAAACCTAAAGGCCAAGCAATTACTAAGAAGTCAGCTTCAGGGTTATTCTTGAATGGTGTGTATCGGTCATAAGAACCTGGTTTCATCATAGAACCACCACCATATTGAACAATAACATTACCTTGTACATTTACGTTAGGGTGGTTTTTCATTTGTTCAATATAACCTTCTCTGTTCTTTTGTAGTTGTTCGATTGGGGCGTAACCCTTCTCGTTCATAATACGTTTGATATTCATCACCAAATTAAGTAATGATGGTGAAGTTTCCATAACCAACTCTTCTAAGAAACCTGGTTTGTTTTTAAACGCTAATAATAATTTGTTAGCAACCAAACCTAAGGCTTGTTTATTCTTAGCCGCTGGTGAGTTTTTGTCTAACTTAAATAAATAATTAATTACTTGGTCAACGCTAACTTCATTTGCCGCGTAGTTAGCCGAGTCAACCATAGATATCAATTGAATGTCTTCAGGTGAAAACAATTCTTTTGGTGATACCACTTGTGAAATAGTTTCAACGTTTGAACGTGAGTGTCTGAATGATGTTGATTTAGTATCTTCAGCACCGGCTTGTCTATCGTGGTGGTCAGTATGAATAACGAACATTGGTTTACCGTGAGCAAAGTCGACTAATACAGGCATCGTATCTCCCTGAGCGTCATTCTTTTTAACCGCAAACTCCTTATCTCCGTATTGAATGATGTGAGCACCAACGACTTTAATTCCGTTGTTCTCCAAATACTTCTTCATTGCAATTGCCGTTGTTACACCATCTAAATCTTGGTGAAAATATATTTCAGCCTTAGGATATCTTTCAGCAATTTTCTTAATATCTCTTAAACCACTTTCTTTTAATAACTTTTTCATAATAATTATCTACCTAATAATGAACCAATCAATGAAGAAAACGCATCTCCACCAACTTTATTTGTCGCTGCTTGTCCAACCATATTACCCATACCTGATTCAGATGGTGGTGGTGGTACTTCACCCATTTCGTTACTCCATGTTTGTTGAGCTTCAGGTGTCTGAGAATATTGGTCCCATTTTTCTTCAGCATTTGGTACTTGGGACAATAATTCATCAGGACCAATAAAGTTTCCGATACCTAACCAATCTAAGAAACCTAAATAAGTTTTAGTACGTCTCATTAATGAACGAGTTGCGGGATTACCACCAAATATTCTTGGTACACCAGCGGATATTTTTTGACCTAAAGTCGCGTCGGACTTCATATATTTCAACCAAGAGTTTTTCACGTCTTTATGACCTCTAAACATTTTACCTTGTTCTTTCTCAAGTTGTTTCATCAACTGAGTTTTTTCAGCTGAACTTAAACTTTTTTCAACATTTACTAATTTACCGTCTTTAACAACGTTTGTTGGCATTTTAAGTTCACGACTAGCCTTTGTGAAAATACCAACAAATTCTTCAACCGCTTTAACCATAGGCATTCCAATACCGGGTACTTTACCAACTGACGCTTTTAAAACATCCATTAATTTAGAACCCCAACTTGGAGCTTTCTCAACCATTTTGGCAACAGGTCCACCAGCTACTTTAGCGGTTTCTGCTATTTTAACCGCATCACCCGCAACAACCGCACCTCTAAAAGCTTTAGTTGCGGCACCACCGGCTTTAAGTACCCCAACAACAGGTTTAGCAATTGCATCACCAAGTAATGGGACTACCGATATCCAAGATAAAACCGCGAATAATTTATCACCTTGTCTCCAATAACTAACCCCGTTAACTAAATCAACCACACCTGTTGGGTCGAAGATACCTACGATATCACCAACTGTGTTGTACCACTTACTTTCATTTAATGTTTTGGCTTTTTCAGGGTAAATGGTTTTTAACATTTCAACAACAATAATCTTGTCATTCTTACTTAAACCATTCCACTTCTCCTCTATGATTTTACTATATTCTTCGTTATAAATCTCTAGAATTCTATCCTTAACTTGAGATTCCGTTAATTTTTTGCTGGTCATGATATTATTTTTAATATAAATATCATAAAAACAAAAAAGAGGACTTTATTTGTCCTCTTCCGCGAATTCAATCTTCACTTGTTTCTTTTCATCCACAAAATGTTGGACTCGAGCTCTCGCTATTTCAGCATAATTTGGTGATAATTCTATACCTAACCATCGTCTATCTAACGTCTCCGCAGCGACCAAACTAGTTCCTGAACCTGCGAATGGGTCAAGGACCACATCATTCTTGTATGTAAGAATTTTAATCGCCTTTGTTGGGATATCCATTGAGAAAGTTGCCTTCGTTAAACTCTTTGTGTCGGCAAAGTAGTTCCATTGTCCAAACACTAAATCAATAAACTCTCGTTTCTGTGTTTCGGTATAGAATGTTTTGTTTCTCATATTACCATTCTTATCCTCAACCTCACCAAGTTCACCAACCCACTCAGGAGTACCTTTAACTTTCTTAATATGGTTTTTCTTATAAGCCAACACAACACACTCTTTAGGGTTGTATATATAAGGTGCTGATGGACTCATCCAAGAACCCCAAGCCGTGGTACGACTTCTATGTGGTGATTCTTCCTCAAGGTCAACAATTCCGAAAAACTTATAACCAATCTTCTTCATAATCTGCCAAACCTCACTAACAATGAATACTCGTCCACCTTTGGCTTGTCGATTAATTTCATAAGGAATGTTTAATGCGATACGACCATCGTCTTTTAAAACTCTAAAGGCTTCACTCATCCACTTCTCGGTGAATTCAAAGTACTCTTCAACCAACATATCATCTTCATGGACATCGTAAGCAATTCCAACACCATAAGGGGGTGACGTAACAATTAGGTCAACACTTCCCTCAGGGAGTGTTTTCATCACTTCAATACAATCCCCGTTTATAATTTTACCTGTTTCTATCATAAAATATTTTTAATAAGTATAGGTCTTTTTTTACTTAGATTCAACCATAGTATAGGCATCACACTCAACTTTTTTAGTTGTTTTACAACCTAGTAACATACTAACAAATAATACACCAAAAATTAAGGTTAAGATAACTATCGCAGTCGACGCGACTTTATATGAAAATCGTATTTGATTTTCTGATTTTCCTTGCCAATCATTCTTATTCCACAACATTGTCTTCTAGTGTTTCTACGTGATGTTGGAGATACCAAAGAGCTTTCTTTAAGTCCTCCAATTCTTTTTCTTTATTCTTCTTTCCGGCCCTTGAAATGTATTTAACCGTATTACCCAAAGAGAATCCTAAACCCCAAGCATCTATTACTTTAATTGCTTCGTAAGGGTTATTTTCTCCACCATAATGTTGTGGGTGATTTACTTGTTCTTTTTGAGGTGGTGGTGGTGGATTCCTATGTCCCGGCATGTTGTTTACTTGTTCCACTTTTGGTGAGGTACACTGACAAAGTACGTTAGCCCCACATACACATTCTTTTTCCATATTAATCATTGTAAATTGAGCCGTTTTTATCATTTTCGAATTCTATCTCAGTAGATTCAATGTTAGCCTTAGATTCCATCATTTCTTCCGTTAATTCGTAATCATCCTCATCCCTATATTCTTTTAAAAGTTCTTCAGGTTTTAACACCCCATTAAATTTTGATGCAATGTCATCAAACTTCTTAATATCAACATTAGTGTACATATTACGATGAGCAACTGATAACTCATCCGCCATGTCTAAACTTCTAATAATTTCTCTAATTATTTCATATGGGTTAGCATTTGACGCAGGTCTTCTATCTTCTAAATAACCTTTCCATTCTTTAGCTGTGTCTCTTGGAACTCTGATTGACGCACCTCTATCTGCAACACCCCAACTAAACTTATCAATCGATTGTGTCTCGTGTTTACCTGTTAATCTCATATCGTTATCTGAACCATAAACTTCAATGTGAGTATCTTTTCTAGTGTCAAACGCTTGGAAAATTGCCTTGAAGTATTCTTCGCCTCCTTTGTCTCTCATTTTTCCGGTTGAAAAGTTAGTATGTAAACCTGAACCATTCCAATCCATATTTTTACCCAATGGTTTTGGGTGGTATTCAATGTGGTACCCGTATTTTTCAGATATTTTTTCCATAAAATATCTCGACATCCATAGGTCGTCACCAGCCTTTTTAGAACCTTTAGAGAATACTTGGTATTCCCATTGTCCTAAAGCAACCTCAGCATTAACACCGGTAATTGTTATTCCATGAGACAAACACATATCTAAATGTTCTTCAACTAACTCCCTACCAACAACACTTGAGCCAACACCACAATAGAACCTACCTTGAGGTTCTGAATTTAATGTGTGACCTAAAATATTACCTCGTTTACCTTCTTTAATAAAATATTCTTGTTCAAATCCAAACCAAATATCTGAATCACTATTAATGTCCGCCCTACGGTTTGATGGGTGTGGTGTTCCGTCAGGATACATCACTTCACAAAAAACATAAATCTTATCTAACTTGTCATTCATATAAAGTCTGACAGGTTCTAAAATACAATCAGAATCGTGTCCTTCCGCTTGTTGTGTTGATGAACCATCAAAATTCCACTTTGGTATATTTGCAAATACTGGTTTACCATTATCGAACAAAAGACTCTTGTCAACAACTTTAATTTTACTCCTTAAATTTGGTTCTGGCGTATAACCATCTAACCATACATACTCTAATTTTATCATACTTTTGAAATATAATATTTACCTATTTTAATTGATTTTTTCTTTCCTATTCTTTGTGAGAACCTCGGGGTTGTGGTAACATTAACCCCACACTTTTCACCAAACTTAATATATGAGGTATTATCACTATTACCAATAACAATATGATAATTACCAATCGTAATTATCCTTTGGGTTCCAAACCCATCTATCTTATATTTTTTGTGGTTTAACCACGTAGTACCCTTCGGATAACGGACTCTCTTCAATTTGGTCATCTTCGATTAATTTATTTAAAATTCTCAATGTTTCCTCATCAGTTTCTTTCAAAATATATTTTGAAATATAAGAGATGTGAACGGGTTGTCTCAGTTTAGACATTAAGAGTTTGTTCTGATTTGGTGTCATAGTATTCTTTGATTTTGGTTTTAATTTCATCGTCAGTCATACCTTTTTCATGCCACCCAAAAACTTTTGATGCTAGGTCATCCATGAAAATGAAAGCGTCGGCTTTAAACAATTTTTCCAATGATTTCTCACCTTTTAGGTAAGTTTCAATCACCCTTGTATCCACAAATCTTTTATTAAATCCCATTAGTCAGTTAATTTAGTTTCCCTTGTTACAATTTTTTTCTGTTGGTTGATAAAAGCAAGGACCTTTCGTTTGAATAATGGTAGTAAGGTTTCATCTATTGGGAACACGTCTTTACAAACCATTTCAAAGATTGGATACTTATCTTCACCATTCTTTTCATAAGTTTTAGAAAAATTAGATAATAATTCAGGTATAGTCAAATTATTTCTCAAACCTTTATAAACTAATTTTGTCGTTGTCCTATATTGACTAACAGTCTTATAAACTCTTTTGGTTGTGTATTGCCAAATGTAAACCTCATCTTTCCGTTGGTAATAAAAGAAACCACTTTTACTTCGTAAATTATTTTTATTTCGTTTAGGGATAATGTCAATTGAATCAAAAGCAATTGTCCAAACGGATTTTGCGAATTGGAAATAATCGTACAGTTGTGGTTGGCTATTTTTAAGAATTTGATGGTATTCAACAATTTCCTCCTCAGTTAAAACAGGAATATCTTTAACTTTTAAATCGGTTAACAATAATTCATCATCATTAGTTAAGAATTTTTTTTCGGTATATAAAATCTTGTTCTGATTAATTAACGTCTGAATGTTTCCTAAATGTAATGATAACTCAATAAACATCGGGTAAACTTCCATAGACTCCAAATGTTTATTTAATTTTTGGAAGTAGTCTAATAAAATATATTGTTTTTGTTCGGCGTCTAAAATACCCGTGAATAACCAATCAGTATCCATTAAAAACTCTACCTTTTTATTTTTTCTTTTCTTTTCCATTCTTATTAGAAATATAAAAAGGTTTATTGAATTATGTAGTCTTATTCGACTCTCATCACATAATAAAGTACTCCGTCCTCACCTCTAACAGAATCATAACTTCCGTCGTAACTATTCATAATACCCCAACCATCGTCGGCAACTAAACCTTTGGCTAATTCTTTCTCATCAACAAAATTTTTTAATTCCATACCATACTCTCTAATATATTGGATTGGGTCTCTTTTAACTTGATACACCAGTTCTTCAACTTTGTTATCAACCATTTCTTGAGTAACTTCGTCAGGTGTAATGTCATCCTTCTCTGACTCTAAATCATCTATTAGATTTTGAAAGTCGTCATATAACTCATCGTAATCTTCGGCTTCAGTATCTAACTCTCGTTGTTGACGTTCATAATCCTCAATTTGACTCTCAATTTCGGCTATTTTTCTTTCTTGTTCAGATGTTAATTCGTAATCACCCTCAGTAAAGTAAATTTCAGGATTATTCCAAACATCGTCTTCATAAAAGTCTTGGAAGTAGTCCGCAACCTCATCTTTATCAACGTATTCATCAATATAACCTTCTCTAAAACCATCTAAACCAATATCCTGAATATAGTCTTCTGAGTATCGTAATGCAGCGTCATCCATTTCCCTTTCATCACCAACAGCGTAAGCCCCGTCTTGACCTAAAACTTCAAAAGTTTGTAGACCATAATGGGCGTAAGGCTGGGGTACAACATCGTACACATCAGCTTCCTCATCATCAATCGTACCTTCTTCATTCAAATATTTAAATAATGCGTTTGCCTTTAAACCTACATCATCTGAGTTATCAATACTCCATTCTTCGTTTGCTCGTCTAACATCAGCCTCAGCTCTTTTCTTTCTCAATATTTCAGCGTCAATCTTTCTTTGTAAAGGAGTATTACTTTTACTAACATAACCTCTAACTTGTGTTGTACCTAAATCACTTATGTTTGTACTATTAATATTTAAACTACCGTTAATGTTTGCAACATTACCAAGTGAATCTGTTGGTGTGTTTGATAAATTAACATCACCATCAATCCATAAAGGCTTACCTTCAAATCTAGGTAAACGAGTAATACCTTTTCCGTGATAACCAGAAAGTTTCATCAGTTCCATATATTCATTCGCACCAATCTTAAAATAATCACCTTCGGTTTGTTCAACCAATCGTTTGATTAGATTACGGAACTCGCTCTCATTAAGTCTCACTTTACGTTTCATAACTATAAATACTCAACAATTATAATAATTTTAATTAGGATGTTGACATTTAAATGGTTGTGAGTAATATTTATAAGTAAATAAACAAACTAATTTATTTAATCATGGGATGCGGTTGCAAAAACAAAGGTAATCAAACTACACAATCAGTTTCTTCTGCTCAACCTAGTAGCCAACAAACCTTGGCTCAAGTTCAGGCACAACAAACAAACAATACTTCTATCCAAGAATCTATTCGTAAAGTTGTTGAGAAATACTACAATAAGAAGTAATTAACTGAGTCAGTTTGAAATTTAATTGAAAGGTGGTATGTTTTACCACCTTTTTCTATTTATATATCCATATTTTTTTGGTATATATTCTAAAAACATTAGTACAAGTATGAATTTTATCAATCTAAATTCTAATAGGGGTATCGTAAATCTATTTGCCGATTATATCTTAACCCACCTAAATAAAGACAATGAGTATGACACTGTAATTGAAGTTACTGATTCGGGTAAATTCTTTGTAATTAACGGACTTACAAATAGAAAAGAACTTCTTGATATGAATGATATCAAAATAAAGTTCTCAACTGAATATTCAAACCTTCTAAATGACTTTGGTTATACAAATATCAACGTAATTGACCTAATCTCTTATGATGTTGAGTTGGAAAAGAAAGATGATATGTGGTTAAAATTCTACTCTAGTGATAGAATCATTTACCCACAAGACCTTATTGATACGGTTACTAATGACTTAAATAAGATTAAGTACCACTCAATATCACCTGAGTTAGTTATTGAATTAGATTACTCGGAAAAAACTTTATCAAACGAATTTTGTAGGTTTGTTCCAATGACCATCACATCAGAGTTTCCTCACGGACATAGTTTGAGTATGGGTCGGTCAGTATTATATTATAGTGAATACATATGTAACCATTTAGAATCAAGTTTAAGAACTGGTGATATTGTATTTAAGTTCAGTACTAAAATGAATGATGATGATGACTACGATATTTCAATAACAACTGATTCGATTTATAAAGACTCTGACATTACATCAGTAATTTTAGATGTCTTTGATTTCAACCTTACAAAGTTCACGAATGAAATAAAGGGTTACAATGTCATTAAAGACATCACTAACCCTTTTGATAGTAAACCGTGGTTGGTTAAAGATAAATCAAGAGATATTTTTATTGTCTAAACTCTTTTTGAGTAAGAGACAATCTGATAGAAATCTTTTTTCTGAGTACAATAATCTCGAACCAATTCGAGTAAGTTCTTGAACATGAAAGCCCCTGGTGTTTGTTTCTCACAACGGATAAATAATTCAATCATACCTGATACAAACTCAACCGAGAACGCACCTAAGTTTTCCAAGTCTTGGTACTTATCACTGAAATACTCAGTGAACATCAACTCATAATTGTTTCTTTGCTCAACAGAACTAAATGGTTCCAATCTGTCATATAACTCCAACCATTCTATAATAAAGTTGGTCACATTGTTTGGTGCGTGTTCGTACTTTAATAGTAAGTCAACAATCCAATGTGTATGTGATGGTGCTCGTAATCTAGAGTTTGGTGTTCGATATTTAACAATATAATCTAATTCAGGATTACCACCTCGGCTCCCTTGATAGATTGCAATATAACCACCGTTATCCATTTCCCATGACTTGAGTGGTTCGTGTTTTATTCCTTTTTTAGTGTAAGATAGATTCATAGTATCAGTATATAACAAAAAAAGGACACTAACAAGTATCCTTTTAAAAAATCAATGAAAAACTTAATTATTTTTCTAAATGTTCTCGGATTATTTTAACCCCTTCATCTATCTCATTGAAATCTCTTTCAGGTGCAAATAGATGTGTTTTAGGGTCTTTTTCTGGTGATTCTATAATCATGAAAGCGGGTACATAATCATTTTCAGTAACCTCAACAAAAAGGTCATACTCTTCTTCATGTTCGTCGATATCTCTCTCGACAAAATTAAGATTAGATTCTTTAAGTTTTTCTTTCATTTCGACACAATAGGGACAACCCTTCATCGTGAACAACACCACCAACTTATCCATTTAACAAATCTTGTGCAAATTCTTTTAATTGTGATTCACCCAAAACTCCTGACCTAGTAAACGATTCTTCACCACCGTTAAATCCTTTAACCGTAGGGATTGCTCTAATACCCAAAGTAGCGGCTAAATTTCTGTTTTCTTCAACATTCAAAGTGTACATTTTAACACCACTCTCTGATTCGTTAACCTCACTAGCAACTCTTTCAAATACCGGTTTCATCATACGACACGGACCACACCAAGGTGCCCAAAAGTCTACGATAAGTTTCTCACCATTGTTAATTTTTTCCTGTAAAAGGTCTTCTGTAATTTCCATAATTCTATTTTATCTTTTTAAGTTCATTTGTTGTATAATCAACAATATCTTGTTTGTTGGTCGTACTCAATATAAATACATCACCTTGGTCATTAAGATACAAATATATTCCTGTAGAGTCAAATTCTTTTAATGTTTTTACATCGTGTTTGATACCTTCTTCATCAATAAACTTTTCATACCAAATCGTATGATATCTATTACCCAACATTCTATCGTATATCGACTCATTAAATGGTGGTCTTAGGTGGGTAATCGAAGGATAAGACCCAAATTTATTCATAAAATATATCAAACAATGTTCTGGTACCATATTACATAAAAGGTAAATCATCCCCATCTAGTTGTAAATATTCATTTACATTTACTTCTTCACCCCACTGTAATGAAGCGTATTTCCTAGGGTATTCTTCACCCAAATAATAACCTAGTGTAGGTTCACCAACAACCATCTTGGTGTGAATTTGTTTTTTGTTATGTTCTAAAACACCTTCAGGTAAATCAAATGTTTTGTTGTCAACCAATTTCTGTACTCGTTCATCTAAAATGTTGAGGTATGAATCCCACATGTCCTCCAATCTACTATTAAATCTACCCAAACTCTGAACTCTCTTTAATTCAAATATCTTTTCACCGTCGTGGCGTATTTGGTATTCAATGGTGGCTCTTTCTTTACCATTAACATCTCCCAATCTAAGTGAGATGATAACTGAAGACTCTCGTTTAATATATGTCTTAACACAATTGGACTGGTGGGCGGACTCCGCATTATACTGACCACTATTCAAAAGTAACACTGGATGAGCAACCTCATCAATACCTAAAATAACTCTCTCAACTTCTTCTTTGAACTTGTGAGGATAAATCCTGTGGAATGTTCCTTTATTTATGTAATCAATCTTTTCAGACCAGTCCATATGTTCCTGTAAGAAAGAGTCGTAATTATTAGACTTCCACTTAATATTTTCAATATCTCGTAATCGAGTGTAAAACCTAAAGTGGTCATTGAATGTTGATTGAGCAATATCACCCGATATAACTAACTTAAGGATTTCAAACGCGTTTTTGCGTTCCACAGGTCTTTCTTGTAATATTTTAATTCTTTCAGGATTAATACTGTAAGTAATGTGACCTAAATTATGGTCGATAATACTTTTAATCGTATTATCATCCAATGATAAGACAAACTTCTCACCAAAAACATTTTGGATATCAAATAATCCAGTTAAGTTAGTTGTTGTGGTAGTATGTAAAATTCGTTTTAGTTTATCACCCTTAAGACCATTGAGTTTCATGTAGGCTTCAATGTACTTGAAGTTGGTTTTCTTTAAATGTTTTTTGGTAACGGCAGGAAACGAAGTTCTAAATATTTTCCAATTGTTAGGGTACTTAATACCATTATGGTCCAAGTACAATTTATACATTAACTCATCAGAGGTTAAATTAGTTTCCAACGTCTTAATAGGTAATTGGCTAAAAAACGTTTGAATAACCTCATTAACAAATTGTGACAGGTTTTCAGGTTCTTTGGTAGAGATTCTACCATCAGGTATAAAATAAGAGTGTAGAGCACTTCTAAGATGAGCTTTAATACCATTCATAGGTTCACCATAAAAGGTATTCTTAACCATCCTCTTAGAACACTTTCTTTTCTTGTGGTAATTGGTCATGTGACCGTAATAAACCGAACCTTCCTTTTCATTAAACCCCACGTATCTCATACCAGTGTGTTTAACAAAATAAGGTTTACCAACTCTTCTGGCATTTGAGTAATTAAAAACCTTTAAAGCGGTCTTACCTTCAAATCTTTCAATAACAACAATAACCCTTTCGTACATCACAGATGCCAATGGATTACCATAATTTTTAAGAAAGGTCTCCTCGTCTTTTTTCTCGTGGTCTAAAGTAAACTTACGGTATTTTGGGTGGTATTCGCTAGGACCAAGAATATCACTAATATCACCAAACGGGTCATCTTTATTTATATCAAAATTTCTCGTGACCGCAACAGGGTTAAAGACATTGGTGTCTTTATGAAACCCGGTGTAATGACGTTCAAATACTCTCTTATATAACGTTTCCCTCATAATATAAATTTAAGTAAAAAAAGGGGGAGTTTCAACTCCCCCATTGTGATTAACACAACTCTTCGGCTAGTTCCCAAAGTTTAGTATTCACTTGGTTCACCGCCATGATGTTTTTCAATCCACGTAGACCAGTCTTACGACCACGAGCCGATGTGTATTCAACACCCCCACGTACAAACTTCTCTTGTACCACGTTGAAGACATTCCACAAAGAGTTTTCCTTATCTTCCTCACGAATAGGATTAAGAATAGACATCACATCAAGTGAAGATGGTACTGAACCTGCTTTCCAACGAATATCAACCGCCTTCTCGATGAAGTTCACACGCTCAAGTTCAGTCAACTCACGACCCATCATTCGGTCAACAGACCCTTGAATCTTAGGGAGTCGACCTGCGAAACTCTCAGTCAAACGTTTAACGTCTTCCAAATCAAATCGACTGTGTCGGATGTTAAACGCTTCAGACAATGATGTTGGTACCGTTAGACCATTACTACAAACCAATCGGTGTAGACCAGCACTTACCGAGAATGTCGCCATTCCGTTGTGTGAATTACGGATGATTGCCTCAACCAAAGAGTCACCAACCTTTGGCAACTCACCGTTACGGAAACGGAGTTCGTGCATTGAGTGGTTACCACGACCAGTCTGTTTTACAGATGCCAAGTTCCATCCTTCAGATTGGAAGTTATCCATAATCTCATGGGTAGGAACGAATACGTATCGGTTAGATAATTTTGGTGAGGGTGATGTTGCGAATACTGACGGAGCAACTTCTTTAATTAATTCGGGAGTATAAATCATATAAGGTCTTTTTTAATTACCCTACAAAGGTAGGGATAATTTCTCAAACCACAAAATTTAATTCATACAAATATCACCGAATTTTGTGTGGATAAAGATATCATCAACAACTTTCTTAGTTTTGATTTCATCTTTATGAGTATCAAGAAGTATATCAAGGATTTGGTTACGAGTAATCTCAACGTCATCACCCTTTTCAAGGTTTTTATAACACTGAACCTCAACCTTGGCAAAAAATTCATCTTTGTCAGTTTGACCAATCAGCGAAATAAGTTCGTTAGGATTCTTCTCAAAGAATGTAATGAACTGGCTGATGTATATTTCTACATCCACATTTTTCATCATACTATTTTTTTTACAAAAATAATAAAATTAGTTCACATAGTAAAAACCACCACCCTCATCTGAAAGTTTTTCTTTCAATCTTGGTGGAATATTCACATTCGGGTTAGAGTCTTTCAAGTTAATGAAAGCCAAACCTGGAATGTCAGCTACCGACTCAGGAACTGCCTGTAAGTCTTTGTTAGATGGTAAAGCTAAGAAGTTTAAGTTCTGTAACTCACCAATAGAGTTAGGTAATGTTTTAATAATATTTTGGAACAACAACGCTTGAAGTGACTTGAAACGTCCTAATGATTCAGGTACATTCAGTGCAATATCTTCTTTTGATTTGTTGTTAATTAACAAGTGTTCAATATCTTCAGGTAATGATGCAAATAACTCATCAAATCCGTAAAGTGCTACGAACTTACCTGCCGAACTATCAGGGTAATTAATTTCAACTTTCTTACCACCTTTGTTTACCAATCCTTTAGCGAATTCAGGTTTGAAGAACTCTTTCAAACCTTCTTCTTGTCCGTTCAAGAAGTCAACCAAATTGATTTGTCTATCTTGTGGGTCCATATATTGGTTAGATGGGAAGTGGAATTGGTATCTCAAAGCCGGAAGACCTGAAACATCACCAAATTCTTTCTCACCTGAGAATTTTCTACCTGAGTTAGGGATTACAACGTACAAAGGTCCGTCTTTAATGTATCCATTAAAGTAAGATAAACCAGGTGATGATGTACACCATCTTGTTTCACCTCTTGAAGGTTCTTGATATGAACCACCGTAGAATTGAGCGGCATCCTTACCTAATTGACCTTGGTCTGAAATACGAGCCACAGTCCAATCACTACCACGGAATACAATCTCAGCACCAGGGTGTTCGTATGTTTTAGAGGCTTCTTTCTTCTCTTCTTTGGTCGCCTTTGTTTTCTCTAAACTAAAGTCTTTAACTTGGTCGTAAAGAGTCTCAGGAGTCAATTTGTTAATATCTCTAAACTCTTGAGGTAAACGGTTCTTAAATCTTTCGTATTTCTGTAGGTCACCCGTTACCTTGTACAAGTCTTCAATAAACAAACGTTGGAACTCAGCAAGCGCTGATTTGTACTGAGGTGAATTGGGGTCAACATCAGGTCCAACATTTAATTTAGGTGATACAAAGTTTTTCAATAACCACTGAGTATATTTACCAACTTTCACATTGTCCATATCCTCAACACTCAACGATTCAACCTCAGCACCTTGAGGAGCCTTAGTTGTAGGGTCAGCGAAAATGATATCTTTTAGAGTATTAAAGTCCATAATACCTTTAACTTTTTTACCTGGTTCAGGTTTAGCTTTAGGTGATGGCTTAACTAGTTTGTCATATAATACTTGGAATCGTGATTGCTCAACAATTAAATTTGAAAGTAAGTTAGTAAATCTCATTTCTGTGTTTTTATTAAATAAATATCAAATAAAGCGAAAATATTCTGTTTTTAGTAGTTCATTATTCTGTTTTTAGTAGTTCATTATTAATAACTCTTCACCCATGTTTTGTGTTGTCCCTTTTTTAGCCGAGGCAGCCTTAGCAAATTCTTTCTTAACCCATGTGTATTTGTCTTCAGGAAACCACTCATGTAATAATTCAAAATCATAATAAGATAAACTGAATTTACCTTTAATCTCATCTAAGACATTAGCCAATCTTTCGTGGTCATCTCGGTCAAAATCATGGTTGGAGTAGTAGTTTTCAGTCTTCCAATATGGTGGGTCCAAATAGAAGTATGTTGTTGGACTATCAAACTCCTGAATTACACTTGCAAAGTCTCCAAGTCTAAAGTGAGTAATCTTTTTGAAATGGTCAAGCCAGTCGGGTTTAGAAAGTTTATCTCGGAATGTAAGGTACTTTGATTTGTACTTACCTTTAAGGTCAATGAAGTTAGATGTTTCAGGTTTAGACCCACTGAATACCTGTGTTAGAATGTAGGCGTACTTAGCCGCAACATCATAATCAGGGTAATTGATTGTAAACCCTTCACCGTACAACTCAGATTGAAACTTTTTAAACTGTTCTTTATAGATAGGTGGGGTATTCTCAACATCTCGTTCTTGACACGGAATACGGTTTACCGCATTTAACAAAACATCGGGGTTCTGTAAACACATAAATAAATTGTAATTTAACGGATTGAAGTCGTTGTATACCACCCTCTTTAAATTAGGGTACTTTGACAAATCCATATTAAAGAAACACCAAAACATTCCACCAAATGTTTCAACGTATGTTTCCATATCTGTAGGGTAATGTGGTACAATCCACTTACCAATTTTACTTTTACCTCCTATATAACTCAACATATGTTTTCAAATTTACAACAAAGATAAGTAATAAAAACCAAAAAGGCAAATGTTACTTTGAAATATTTTACATTATACATTAAATGAGGTATATTTATCAAAAAACATTATGGGAGAAAAAAAGAAGTGTACTAGTTGTGGAACTTTCGCCAAGAAAAATAGATGGTTCTTATTAATATCTTTATATATGGCTTATGCGGCTATTTATGGTACCATCGAAATTGCTAAAAGTGTTTACACTTATTTCACCCGTTAATTACGGGTGAATTTAACGTGTTGTTTAACAAACATATCACCAACCCCATTATACCCTCGTCCCTTAACCCTTAAAGGTTTTGACGTATCAAAAAGATTTGGCATTGTGATTGAAATCGCACCGAGGGGATGTGGTACCTCAATGTGACTATTATCTAATTCTTCTTTGGTAAAGTACTGATTATATATTAAATCATCACCCATCTTTTCAAAATTTTTCTCAGGTACAGTTTTAGGTCTAATAACCAAATTACCGTAGAACCCGTCGTGGTAATCACCTTTACCTTGTAATTTTAAAAATTGACCATCATCAATACCATGTGGTAATTTAATCTTAATAACTTCAGTTACTGGTTTGGTAGTTTGACCATGGCACCCACCACAAGTTCTTGTATAAACAAACCCAGAACCTTTACAATTGTTACAAATTTGCCTAACAACTTGTTGGAACATGCTTCCACCTATCGTTTGGTTTCTAAATCCTTGACCCGAACAAGAGCCACAGGTGGTTTTATCACCACCACCACCATTACATAAATCACACTTGTCATTTTTGGTGTAGGTAATAACTTTGTCCCCACCTAAATAAGATTCAACAGCTCCAACCGTAACTTCAATAATTTTGTCAGGTACCGTTTTTCTTTTTTGATAGAACTGACTACCAAATAAATCTTCAAACGGATTAAAACCACCACCACCATTCATAAATGGGTTATTACGTTTATTATCGTATTGGGCTCGTTTTGTCTCATCCCCCAATGTGTCATATGCTTCAGATATCTCTTTAAATCTATCTTCAGAACCACCTTTATCAGGGTGATGTTCAACCGCTAGTTTTCGGTATGCTTTCTTAATTTCAGCTTGTGTCGCCTTTTCATCAACACCTAATACGTTATAAAAATTATTACTACTCATTTACTTATAATGATTTTAATCCAAATTTAATCTATATAATATTATATGGAATATAACTATCAAATAGTTCTTTTTAAAAATAAAGTAAAAAAGAAATTAATCAATAAGTTTAAAACTCATAAAAAAGCATCTGAGTTTTACGATTCTCTACTGAAGGATAGTGAGGGGGTTATATTTGATATGGAATATGAGAATGGGGTTAAATCTAATTACGAATTAGCAATCGTTGAGCGTATGTCAGGTACCATGTTACCGGTGTTTCTGAAAGACGAATTAGGTAGAACTGTCAAGGTTAAACTTGAGGATGATGATTACACCATAACTAAAATACTGAAATATAAAATCGATGAAGTTTTTTTGGATTATCAAACAAAAAAGAAGATTAATACCAAACAATTCATTAGAAGATATTTGTCAGGTGATGGGCTTAAAATGATATCTAAGTTGAATAATAAAGTTATCGTTCAGAACGACGATGTCTTTAATCTATTTACGTTCAAGAATAATTACGACTCGTCTAGATTTTTAGATTGTCTTTCTGAAAATTTCTTGAGTTCAAAAAGAACGGATTGTGTTTTTGTTAAAGACTACTCTACTCAACAGAGGAAGTATCTTTATCAGTTACTTGTTGAGAAAGGTTTTCCAAAGTCGTATTTGATTCGCCATTCAACGACTCATCCATCAAAAACATAAACTGAGTATTTGATATCTCAACCATAAATTGTTTGTGATGATGGTCAATACTTCTGAAATTATTTTGAACTTTTTTAAAGTCTTCAAGACCTAATTCAATCGCAATTGCAGTTTTAGATGTTGGGAATAGGGTGTCGATGCCATCGGCAATTAAAGCCAACTTTTCAATTATCCCATCAATACTTTTTTTATTCTCTTCCATAGCGTTAATTTCTCTTGTTTTGGGACAATGTCCTCTTTCTTTAAACCTTTAATTTTTTTAATGAGTTCGTTTTTTTCTTTATCTAACTCAATCTTGTCCTTCATCAACTCCTTCTCGTACCAGTCTAGCATTCGGTTGGTGTTCTTCGTCATAATCTAATTGGATTTGTTGTTGTTTAATTTGGAATTCAAGTCCTTTAAGGTTTGTTAAATTTTGTTTTTCAAACAAAACCTTTAACTCATTCACTTTATCATTAAATAATCTTTCTTTCTCTTCCCTATCTAAATTGTATTTAATAATACTTTGAATATTTTTATATGTCGTTTCTACGTCTTCCTCGCTAATCTCAGACACAAACGAAATCATTCTTTCATTGGCAATCTTACTCTCTTGTTCAACTACTCTATCTTCTCTAACGAATTTTTTAGGTAATCTCCAAGTATTTGGGAATGAAATATCGAAACTTAAAAATTCTTTAAGTTTTCTTACCGACTGAATGTACGGTAATAGTGTTGAAAATTCTCTATATAAACTCATGTTATGATTTAATTAAGTATGTTAAAATGTATGAAAAAGAAACGCCAAAATAAATAAGTTCCCTCCCATTAAGTATTAACTTAGTAGGAGGGTTTTGTAGTAGGGCACCTATAAACCTAGCGATTGTTCTTACAACAATCATCGATGAAAAAATGAATAGAAATAAAAATAATGATTCTAAACTAAACATATTAGTTTTCAGTTTTTTTATGTTCTAAGATTTCACCTCTAAGAGCTTGCAATAAAGCTTTCAATTCCTGAGCGGTTTTTCTAGCACGTGTACCAGCACTCTTGTTACCTTTGAAGAATTTTGTAGCATCTACTGACAACTCTTCGGTCATTGTTTTGATTTTTTCTAAAGTTTCCATTTTAATAAAATATACTTTGGTTAATTTATTTTTCTACTATATGATAAATTTTTTATTCGTATAGTAAACACTATGAAGGTTTTTTTATTTTTTCAACCCTCTATCAAGATGTTTATAAATTGTTGAAATCATATCCAAATCTGATTTTGTGAATGGTTTTTTTGTGTCAAATAGGTCGTTGAAGAATCCTGATATTGATTGTTTAACTTTATCTTCACTCTGATTATAGAAAATATCCTTAAAAAAAGCTTCGAAGTAATCATAGTGTTCTCCCTTACTATTAAACGTAATACTTTCTTTTTTGTAGTTATCAATAACTTTGTTCCAACACCATTCAAAGTGTTTTTCGTTATCATCATCAGACATAACAATCTTAGTCTCATTCGGTGCGACCTCATCACCCAAATAAGTTTCAACAATCAATAAATTAAGTGAATGTGAAAAGTCTGAAAACAACTCAAGTTTTTCAGGTATAATATTATTAGCCCTAAACCATATATCAACATCCTCAGGATTTAATGGTTTGGTTATATAATTAAAAAAATTCTCCATAGATTTGGTCTATGGAGAAATTATAAACGATAATATTTTATTGTAAATTATTGTGTCTTTTGAGTGTAACCCATTAACGATTTCATTCTACCAAACTCCTCGTTAATTTTTTGTTTTTGTTTTTCATCAATAGACTCAAGTTTAGCCATGATTTTATCACCATCACCTTCACCTGCAGTATCATTTACAACTGGTTGAGGTGATTTATTGTAAGCCTTTCTTTTAATCTTAGCCAACATGTTATCTTTTCTGATTTTATTTCTTTTTTTGTTAACATCAGACTCACCAGTGTTAGCCCATTCAGGGTTGTTACCTGTCTTAGATGAACCTTCAATGTTAGAACTAACCCAATCCTCATTAGGTTTGATTTCATCATAGTCAAGGTTCTCTAAAGCCGCCGCAGTGAAGTTGTCAACATACTCTTCAACAGCACCTGATGGTATGTAAGCTTTTTTATTCATTTTTTCAATCTCACCATTTCCTTTAGGAAACATTTTAGGGTTAGTTTCGTACTCACCTTTAGAACCGTCTTTTAAATAATCTTTCATTTTTTGTGCCACTGACTTCAAATAATCACTATTCTCTTTACCGTCTTTATCATGTACTTGTTTATATTTTTCAAGACCTTTAGTAGTACCAACCTTTATGTTACTTTTAACTTCTTTTTCTTCTCTAACAATTTTTTCAATTAAATCAATCATTTCAGATTCAGTTAATTTAACAGATTTTTTCTTTTTGTGGTCAGCACCTTTAAAACCTTTAATGTTCTTAGCAAAGTTCGCCATTTTAACAACGTCAGGATTATCTGATTTCATCGCTTTGTCAACACATTCTTTGGTTACTTCACCATCCTCAGATGCTAAACCATTTCTCTTACACCAAGAACCAAATTTACCTTCAGTTCCTTTCTTTTCCATTTTATTAGTTGCTTTTTGAATGAATTTTTCATCTTTAGATTCTTTGGTAACTCTAAATTCTTTACCATCAACTTCAAATTCATCATCACCACCTGCCTTCGCCTTTGCTAAAGCACCTGTGAACGCATTACCTTCTTTTTCTTCACGCTTTCTTAACATTTTAAAGTCTTCAGAGTCAATCTTACCATTATGGTTTTTATCTAATTTTTTCTGACCACCGTGTAACTTCTCATTCATTGAGAACTTGTATTTGTCAAGACCCATTTTGTCTGTTCCACAGAATTTTCTAGTTCTATCGTCCTCAGGTCCAAAGTTATCCATATGATATTTACAAGACTCTTCGTCTTCAACTTCCTCCTCATCCTCAAACTCAACATCCTCTTCTTCCGCAACATAATCAAACGGTGAACCAGCAGGATTAAATTTAGTTGACATATATAAGTTTTGTTTTGTTCCACACTCACATGTTTCACCTTCTTCATACATCTCACCTTCCATAGCCATGGGTTTACCACATTGTTCACACATTTCACCGTCACCTTCTTCTAGTTCATCGATGTCATAATCGTCACCAAAGTAATCTTCATCATCATCTTCGTATGACATATCAGAAGACATTAAATCTTCAATATCATCATCGGACATCTTTGAAAGGTTTAATTTACCGAATTTAGGGTGACCGTCGTCCATTCCACCTAATTCGTTTAATTTAGTTGCAATACCGTTGGCTTTGTCCTCTAAAGTCTCGGTGATTACTTTAGAGATTATACTATCTAAATTATTTTTTCTCATCTTAATTTTTTATTATAAATATCTAAACTTTTTGGTTTATTTATCCTTAAATGAATTTTCGTACTCATAAGCAATGATAGCCTTGATGACGTTTTCACTGATGTTATGTTTTTCACTTACGTTAGTAATCGCCTTCTGAACTGATTTGTTTTCGAAAATCTTAAGAGCTTTTATATCTCCTTGATTACAGTATGGGAATTTTTTACATTTCTTTTTAACTTGGACAAATTTACCACCAGGTATTTGTGTTTTAGCAGCACCTCTCCAATCTTTCTTATCCATCGATTTAGACCAAGCTGCGGTTGTTTCATACGAACCTGATGACGCAGAATCTGCGGCTTCGTTAGCCTCAACTTTTTGTCTACCCTGACAATGTGCCTTTTGACTAAATCCTTTAGGGTTATTACAATCAATACTTTTTTTGTATTTTTCAGACCACTTTTCGTCTACGTGTTTTTTAAAAGCGTCTTGCTTATGACCACCAACCTCATACTCAAACTTACCAGAACCTTTAGGACCTGTTTCATTTTCACTTACAAAACCACCTTTAACTTTTTTCTTTGGTTGTTCGTCTTTGAACATACTATCCATTCTTTTTGGTTCACTAAATAAACCAGTCACAAAACTTCCACCCGCACCAGAGGCGGTCGCTTCAGTAGTTTCACCTTCTTCACCCATAATAGGTAACATCATATTAAGTTTTCCAATTGGTTTTTTCATTTTAACTTTACCAACATTCTTTTTGATTGGTGACTTTTGGATTTTTCTTTTAATGATTTCCTCCTCTTCATTTTGAGGTATTGCACCCATCATATCGTTAACAGCATTAATCGCGTCAGTTCCTTGGAGTAAATTCATTTTACTTACTTCGTTAGCAAACGTTCCTTTTAAATCTGAACCAATACCTTCTTTAACTTTTCTCATCTTAGTTAGTTATTAATAAATATGATGTGGTTAATACACCAACAACAGAAATTACTTTATAGATAATACCCTCAAATTTGTATCTTTTAATTTCTTTTTGTAATTCCTTGTTTAAGTCAGTTGACACTTTAAGTTGTTCTTGTTGTTTTCCAATAATAATTTGGTTATTACTATCTTTTTGAGTTAATAGACTAATTGTCGTATCTTTTAAAATTTCTCTTTGTTGGGTCATCAACAATTTATCTTGAGTTAACTTTAACTCTTGTACACACCCATCATACTTTACAAGGTCTTTAGCAATCTGTTTCGCAACCTCTTGGCTGATTACAACCTTAGTGGTGTCTTTACTGATACCTGTCTGTGAAAAACAACTCAAGCTCGTTAGGGCGAAGAGTGTCAATACTATTAACTTTTTCATTCGTGTTATTTTTTACTATTTTAATATTTTTATCAACCACTTCAATTTGTTCTGTAACCTTTCCTATTTCTTCTTTAGTTTGACTTATTTTTAAATCAATCTTTTCATTTTCACTGTGTACAGAATCAATCTCAGTTTGTAATTTTTCAATTTTTTCCTCATAAGATTTAACGTCAGTCTTAATTGACTTCGTATTAAAAATATTTAATACAATTAACCCTATTATGATACTAAAGAGGATAATATCTTTATATTTTGTTAAAAAATTAACCATTTTCACTAGTTTTCTTTCTTGATGCCAATATCTTAGACCATTTAGATTTAAACTTCTCGTAGTATGTTTTTAATTTTTCAATTAATGTTAAAAACTCTTCATCGGTTTTAATCATTTCACCGTTAATGTAAATACCATTTTCCTCACCAATCGAAAAGAAAAACTCTAAATCAAATTCAATCAATTTACCTGACCACTCAACATTGTTAGGGTATACATTTAACTTATTGAAGTCTACCAAATCAGACACTTCTTCAACAAACTCGTCCATAGTCTCTTGGAAAGCGGTTTTCTCATCAGTTGTTAAATCTAAATCGGTTTTATCTTTACCATGTAAAACTAAGATTCCACCTGAGATTCTATAACCCTGTTGTTTGTCTTGTTTAGGGTCAACATCGTCCTCAATTTTATCTTCAACCGATTGAGCAACGTCATATTTTTTAGTTACGTTGTCATCAGTTAAATCAACACCTTGTTCGGTTAATAAACCATAACGGCTACGAATGTGTGAGATATCTTCACTCAATCTTTCATTAGTCAATAAACTTCTAGAAGCTTTTAGTAACTTCTTTATTTCATCGTGTTTGTTATTCATTTTCAATTCTTTTTAAAAATTCTTCAAAGTTAAACGAGGGGTTGACATCAGTAAATGATGTATCAAAGTTACTTCTGGTGACAACTCCTTCGTATTTTTCAATACCATTTATTTTTGTATTGTGTCCAATAACCTTTGGGTTGATTTTCATCTCATTAAACAACTCTTTACAAATATTAACAACTGAATTTAGTTGTTCTTCAGTGTAAGGTTGCCAAAAAAAGTAATCTCTCCACTTTTTTTCGTACACTTTACCTTTATAAATATCACCAATCCAGTTAACGTAATAATCACGTAGCTGTTCTTTTTGTAACCACCCTAAATTTTCTAAAGATATTATAATTGAATTTCGATTAACATTCGGTTCTGAGAAATAATCTGAATGTTCTACATTCCCAAGGAGTTGTAAGACCTTACCTTCTCGGGTAACCAAATAATTTGGGATTCTTTTGAAATTACCGTTGTATCGGTATTTTAATGAATTGATATAATCGGTTGCGTTTCTTGATGTGTGAACCAAAATTATTTGGTTTTTCTTTTTCTGTTTACCAGTTGGCTTGAATTCGCCGTATTTTATAACGTCAACCATTATTCCATAAGTAACTATTTTATCGGGTTAGTTATTTAGTATAACTTAATCTTCTTACCTCGTCATCAGTTGTTGTTGTAGTTGTTATTTCCTCAGTATCTACGTTTCGACCTTCTTCGTCATAAACTTCACCTACTTCATTAATAAAATATTTGACAGGTACCTCTTTAATAACTTCTACAGGGACTTCAACAATTTTTTCAACTTCTTTAATTACCTCAACAGGAACTTCAACAATTTTTTCAACTTCTTTAATTACCTCAACAGGAACTTCAACAATTTTTTCAACTTCCTTAATTACCTCAACAGGAACTTCAACAATTTCTTTTTCACCCACATTCTCATATTCGTTTTCAGTGTATTTCACAAAGAAATGTAACGACGTTAATGAAATAACCGGTAGTAATCCACCTTCAAGAAATGCTAACCATCTTTTAATTGATACAATATCATTAATATCAGACCCAAAACTTTCCCATACAGGCCCTGTTAATTCCACCCATGACTTGAATAATTCGCTATTCGCATCAATTTCTTTGTATGAAAAGAATATATTACCAATCATTTGGACAAAAGTGACTAATCCAAACATAAACCACACCCCACCTTTAATCTTATTAGTGGCCGCAATAAGAGCAGTCATCGCACCCACCTCAATAGCTATTGATAAGTAAATTGCCCATGACAATGGGTTTGATAGGTCATACCACGATACTACGTGAGATATAGAGATGCCCGCAACCAACAAAATAGGTACTAAAAACATAGACCTAATTGGGTTGCTCTTAATCCAATTCCAAATTAACTTCATTATTATTTACCAAGCTTAGATAGTTCGTTATCAATTTCAGTCTGTCTATTAACATCCATCATTTTTCTATCTGTTGATTGAATCATTCTTTTCTCTGATTTCAACCCTTCAATTTTTATTTCTTTTCTTAACTCAATTTCTAATGAGTCAATTTTTTTATTAGTTACTTCGATATTATCCTGAACCTTACCGATTCTACCGTTAGTTGAGCAAGTCTTTAAGAAGACAACTAATACCAATAATGTGGTGATTCTTACACCCCATTTATCTAAAAAATTTAAAATACTTTTCATAGTCAATTATTTAATATAGTATAAAAGTAAAAAACCTTCTATCATAATAAATAGAAGGTTTTTAAAAAATATTACATGTAATCGAATAGTATCGAACTATCGTTCCGTAATTTTCGAAGAGCCTTTTCTTTAATCTGTCTGACTCTTTCTTTAGTTAGGTTAAAATCACCACCAATATCTTCCAATGTTCGAGGAGTTCCTGATAACCCAAAATAGTCTTCAATGATTACTCGTTCACGTTCATCCAAGTATTCTAAAAGATTCATCAACTTAGACTTCAACATATCTTTCGTGTTGAAAATCTCGTCGGGCATTTCAGCATCAGGGTTTTGGATGATGTCAATTAATGTATCACCATCTTCATTGATGTGCATATCCAAATCAATCATCGATGGTAGGTTTTGGAACTTATCATCTAACACTCCGCCAGTGTTCTCAATTTCTTTCTTCGCTCTGTGTAAGTCTTGTACTACGTTAACGGGTAGTCGAATAGTCCTAGCATTGTCGTTGAGTGACTGAAGAATGGATTGTTTAACCCACCACACCGCGTATGAGATAAAACGTAGGTCTTTTGACCAATCAAAGTTTTTAATTGCTTTCATCAATCCAAGATTACCTTCAGCAATTAAGTCAGGAAAATCTAACCCTTGATTTTGATATTGTTTTGCAACTGTGATAACGAAACGTAAGTTACCCTCAAGGATTTCTTTATGTACCGCATCAATTTGTCTTTGTGTTAGGGTCCCCGACTTCATAAGTTCAGCTAACTCCTTTTCACGTTCAGGAGTCATAACTTTAATTTTACGAATGTCTTTCAAGTAAACTTGAATCTCGTCTTGATTAATCGGAATACCAGCGTTTTTTTCTTTCATATATGTTAACAGGTTTTTGAATATGTTTCTAAAAATTTCTTCTCTTGCAAAGATAGTGAATTAATTCCACACTCACTAATTTTATCTAAGATTTCGTCAATCTCAATTTTTTTAGGTGAGTTTTTAATCTTAACTATCTCATTATCAACATCATCCTCATCAGTGTACTCCTCTTTAAGGATGTACTGAATATTTTTAGGAATCTCGTCTTGATTCATATTTTGAGCCATGGTTTCAAAACCTGACATATCTTCATCTTTTGAGATGTTAAATAGGTGTTTAAAGGTTTCTGAATTCATACCTACTGACATATTGTCAGTCTTATACGGTAATAGTAAATAAACAATTGTCTCAGAAAAAAATAAAATACCTAAGTATTCGTGTAGTTCCTGTATTGAATCGGTTGATTTAAAGGTGATAATTGCCGAACTAGGTCCGTAATAATATTTGATGTCGTTAGAGTCGCTGACGATTGATACATCCTCAGCGATGCTCTTAACGAATCCATCTTGGTCTTTGTGTTCTGCGAAAACAAACAAAATATAATCTGTCATATTTTTTTAAATTGATATTACAAAGATAGTAATATTTTTTAAACTAACCAAATTATTGTGAGACGTAACTAATATTCTCTTCTTTTCTAATTTTAATAACGTTGTCCGCCCAGTTATTCACTAATGGGTTGTGTGTGATAACAAAAATCTTTTCAAAATATTCTTTAATTTTTGTAAAAAATTCGGATACCATTTCTAAGTTATCATTAGATATTTTGCCAAAGACCTCATCGAAAACGATAATGTTTGGTTTTGGTAAAGAACAAATTTTACTTAATACTGCTCTCAAAGCTAATGACGCAATAGTTCTTTCATAACCAGAACCTGATGACATTAATTTTTCAACTTGAGTATTATTATCAATCATTAAGAACTCAACCTCATTTTTATCATTAATCCTAACTTCTAATCTAAAGTGAGAACTATCTTCAAGTAATCTTTGTAATTCACTATTGATTAATGGCATCATGGTTTTCATGATTAACTTTGAAACTCCGTTTTTACCATATATCTCTAAGAACACTTTGTAAATCTTTTCTTTTTCAGCCTCTTCAGCAATCTTAACAATATTTTTCTTATTGGTATCGATTTTTTCGGTTAAAGATTTAATCTGGTAAGTGTTGTTATCAATATTTCTTTGGGTCTGAGTTTTCTCTCTTTCAAGTTCTTCAAGTCGATTACCAGCCTTAATTAATAAAGCGTCTGTTTTATTGTTCTCAACAATTTTATCCTGAACCTCATTGTATCGGTCAAGTTTAACTTTCAAACCTTCAATCTTAAGGTCGATACTCTCAATACTAACTTCATACTTTTCTTTGATAAGTTTGTTTTTTTCATACTCATCAAACTCTTTTTTAAGTTGTGTGAAACCTTGTTCTTTACTGATTAAATCCTTCATTAACCCCTCTTTTTGGGTTTTTTGCATGATTAATCCGTCAAGTTCAGCAATTTTGGCGTTAGTAATTGCTGCGTTCATTAACTCAATACCACAGTGTTCACATTTGATTCCACCCTCAACTGAAGACTTTAACGTATTAATTGCGGATATTTCCGTATCAATACGTATCACTTCTTTAAGAAGGTTGTTAATTTCATCCTTAACCTCGTCGTGTTTGTCCTCATGATAGAATGAAGATGGTTCAACAACTTTAACTTCATTTAATTGTGAAACGACCTTTCGTTTATCCAAATCCAACCCATTAATGTCTTCTTGAATTTTGGTTGGGGATAATAAACTAATTTCCTTATCGATATTATGCTTACCCTTCAGTAAGTTATCACGATAATCTTGACCTTTAACAATTTTTTCACCGGTTTCAATTAACGATTTTTTATATTCCTCAACACCATTGTTTAGTTCAACAATCTGACCTTCATATGTTTCAATGTCGGTTTTTAATTGTTCACTATTGTAGATGTTGGACATCATCGTTTTTGAAAATTCACTATAGATTTCTTTAGCGGCATCTTCCTTACGTTTCAAGAAATCCAATCCCATGAAACGAGATAATACCTGACCACGAGCGGTTGGTTTTGAGTCAATTAAATCCTCAAGATTGGTTGCTGTAGTCAAAATTGTCATTAAGAAGTCCTCTTTAGAACCGATAGATGTTTTGATGAAAGCTTCAGTTTCTCGTCTTTGTTCACCAGTGAAGTTTAACAAACTACCATCTGAAAGTTTTTTGAAGAAGTCTAATTCGGTTTTTACATTCCAATCACCACTTTTGGCCTTTTTACGTTCAATATTACGGACGATGATATATTCTTCACCATCAATAATAATCTCACCTTTAACCTTAACGTGGTTCTTATCAGTAAACCTGTTAAATACTTCTTCAGCTTTAGATGTTTTTGTCGTTTCATTAAAGAACAAAAACAATAAAAGGTCAACACTCAGAACCGTCTTACCACCAAAGTTAGGTGGGTTCGATTCAACAACACTAATACCATCACACTTCTCAAAATCAATCTTTTGGTTCTCACCATAAGAAAGGAAGTTTGAAAACTCGATGTTCTTAATAAACCATCTTTTAAATGGTGTTGCCTCAGTCTGAGATAAAACTAGTTTGTTATCCACAACAGAATTCAATTTGAGTATCTCATCCAAGTAATCCTCCTTACCTTTAGACTCCAAGTATGACTTAACCAAACCAATCTGATAGTTTTCATCCAAAATATTGAATGAGATGTCTACATTGTGTGTGGTATCTTCACTCACTTTAGTCTTAGTGATAACATTTACATTTGTTGTCTGGTATTTCTTTTGGAAGTAGTGACGAACACTTTTAATCTTCTCTTGCGTAAAATTTTCCGCACTATCTTCCCATACCACTTGTACATATGGATTCTCGAACTTTGTAATATCCAAATCTTTTATCATTATTTTATAATTGTATTCTATTGGGGGATTAAACAAATCCATTAGAGTTTAATTTCTGCACCACTCTCAACTTCTGAAACTACTTCAAAAGGAATTTCACCCGCATTTGAATTAATCTTCATTTTTTCTTGGAGCTCCTCCATTTGTTTGTTAAACATTTCTTGGTACACCTTCTGCATCTTTTTTTGTTCAGCATTAATCTTTTGATTTCTTGCGGCAACTTTTTTTCTGTGTTCTTTTGCTTTTTTTCCCATTTTATTTTTTTTTGTTTTGTTCTCTATAATCTATAATAAATCCTATGGCAACAATCAAGTTCATACCAAAAGACATTATCAATTCGTGAATATCTTCATATACCGATGTCATTAAATGGACGTGTCCAACCATCCAAAAAGGTATTGAGAGGTTTTGACTAATCCATACAATAGTATACTTTAAGAAGTTTTTCATGACGGTCGATTTTCTTCAAACCATTCAACCATCGCATTAAACCCCCACACAAATCCTGACGCTAACATTCCGTCAAAAAACCAAGATATAATCGGTGAAGTTCCGATTAAAGTGGTTGATGGTGACATAAATGATAATGATAGGAAGAATCCTACCCATGTGCTAGTACACATCATACAACCTAATAATTCTGAAATGAATTGACCTAAGTCATTGAATGGTGCGTATTTATTTCCACCCCATCTTTTAAAGAAACCTCTTAATCCATTAAAAATGGAACCATAAACAAGAATGTTTGACATTCCGTAGGCGATTAATAACCAAATTAAAATATTCATGTTATAAATTTTGTTTTAAATTAGAACCTTTAAGGTAGATTGCCTCAACATTTTTGTTTTGAGTTTCAAGTTGTTGGATTTTACCTTCGAGTTCGTTTATTTTTGTGTTTTTTAATGATAGTTCTTTTCTAAGATTCTGTAAAGTTTCTTGTAACATATTTACCTTAGTATTTGTTACAAGAACATCAGATTTAGACTTAAGTTCATCTAAAGTTTGTCTAAGTTCATCTAGTTCTTCAACCTTTTTAGACATTTCATTTTGGAAAATATTTTCCTTTTCGGTGGTTATAGTGGAAAATTCTTTCTTTAACAACTCAATTTCATCGTCTTTAGTGGAAAATTTTTGTCTAAGTTCATCTAGTAGTAAATCACTTTTAGACATTTCATTTTCCAACATTTGTATTTTTAACAACAGTTCATTTACCTGAGCATCATCGGTCACATAAACTTCTTTCTCAACTATTTTTTCAACGGGAACTTCTTTAATGACCTCAACTATTTTCTCAACCTCTTTGATGATTTCAACAGGTACTTCCACCCGTTTTTCTAAAATTACCTCTTTTTCCACCCATTTTTCTTGAACCTCACCTATTTTTCTTGAATCTGACTCGTTTTTTAAGTGGTTTTCACCTTCATTAAGTGTTTTTCCCAAAAGACCATACTTCTTAATGTCAAAACCTTGTTTAAAACAATCCTGAATGAACTTATTGATGTCTGTAATACCATTGACCATACAGAAATCATAAATCTCCTTATTGTTTTTAATTTCGACTGAGTACATTGGTTATGAGTTAGCTAGTTTTTCAGTTCCGTTTATAATATCATCAAATGTTTTAATCTTAAACGCTAAGAATGGTCTTGGGTTTTCTAAATCAACAAATTCGTATGTATCTTTATCAATATCGTAAATACCGAATCCGTGTTTTCTTATAGTCTCCCCATAATTTTGTTGGATTGTTGACCCAACCATGTAAGCCTTCTTTTTATTGGGAATATCAAATACTTGTCTCTTATGTATATCACCACATAATACCAAGTCAACACCGTCGAATTTAGATGAATCAAAACCGCTCTCAAATTTATATCCGATGTCAGTAGATAAACCAATAACAGGTCCGTGAAAAAGACCAATCTTAACCCGATTTGTTTCAGGAATTTCTGGTGGTAAGTTGTGTTCCATGAGTGAGTAAACAACCCACTCAACGTTTGAGTCTTCGTAAGTACCTCTGTTCTTATAATAGACAATATTTTCATTCTGTAATGAATCAACGATTGGTGTTAACGCATCCAATCTCTGCGAATTATTTTCTAAAAAATCGTGGTTACCAATAATAACAATAGTCTTAGCAATCTTAGAACATTCAGTTAAAACCCATGACACCATTTCAATAAGCTCAGGTGTCATTTGATTTTTAGAATGAACTAAATCACCGGTAAAAACAATTCTATCGGGTGCAATATCACCCCATTGTTTAAACATATCTTGTAAAATTGACCTGTACAAATCATGGTCTTTAAAAAGACGGATGTGTAAGTCTGAAAAGTGTACTAATTTTTTAATCATTTGGGTTTGTGTTGTTTCCGTAATAAGGCATTTGGTCAGGTCTATAAGTCCAATCAGGTGTCAAATCAGGTTTTACCGAAGGATAAAAAGGTGGCACCATTGGGTCGTCTGTTCTGATTATCGGATTAACAGGTACTGGAACCGTGTATGGTCTAGCGATACCAAAATTATCATCCCCTTTAACAGTTTTTAATTTTTCTTGGATGGTTTCAATATCAACTTGAGTAATAGTTGTCCAATTTCTATTGGTCATAAAACCATCTAACCAATAATAAAACTCTTTGTAATTCATTACTTGTCGAATAGTTTGAAGTCTTCGTTTACGTGACCACAACCCTCACACATATATGTTGGGAATGGTACTAAAGTATCTTCAGGACTTCCTGTTAATAGTTTAGGTACTTTTTTAATCATGGTAACTTCTTTGAAGAAGGTACCCTTACATTTCTCACACTCAACGGTTTCTTGTTGTTTAAGGTCAATTTTTGGTCTAATAATATCGTCCATAGTTATTTTATTTGATAATAGTTATTTTATTTGATAATTTATTTTAATTTTAGTGTTTTGGGTGTCCCATGTGGTATTGTAATACCATGCGAGTGTAATATAACTTTCCATCTTAAAGTATAACAGATTAAATTTTATTTGTCAAATAGTTTTCCATCTTCATGTCCATGACTGAAGTGATAACTTCTTTAGGAACTCTGAATTCTTCATAATCACCATTCTCTTTCAATAATACCACAATACAACCTAATAGTTTAATATTTTCATACTTAGTACCTTCCAACATTTTAAGTATTAATTTACCGTATAATGGTAGTTGGACAAAGTAGTGCCCTAACGCATTGTCAGGTTGTTTTGTAAACGGGTACTTCATTGGTTTTGTAAAATGACTACTTTCAAAGTTCTTTGGTTTATTAGTTTTCCAATCTGTAATAATTAAACCAACACTACCATCTTTACCAATTATCAACCAAACCTTGTCTGGTTGTCCTGTGTAACCAAGTTCAGGATGTCCCAACACTATCTCAGTATCAAGTAACACCGCACCACGTTCAATCATCATTTCAAGATAATCCTTACCAGCACTAATCATACTATCACTCTTTAGTATTTGAGTAAAATCACATTCAAAGATAGGTTCACGAACATTTTTATAATCACCAAATAATTTAATGGTTTCTTTTTCTAAATAGAAGTGAGTTCGACTACCCATATTGGTTGAGTAGGTTCCTGCCATGGCCCACTCCTCTTTCAATTGTTCCGCTAATTCAATATCACCTTTAGCCTTTTTTAAAGCAATTTCGTCAGCGGGAAACTCAGTATAAAACTTTTTTAAAACTTTAGATACTGATGGAAAGTCATTCCTTAACTTACCATCTTTATCTTTCATAAAATAAATGTGGTCTTCTTCAATAAATGAAAGACCTAACTCTTCTCTTTTTTTGTCTAAAATATCTCGTATTTCAACAGCAACTTCTCTTAAATTCAACATATTAATATTTCATCTTATAATAGTAATTGTCTATCTGACCTTTCAAGTCACAGACATCTTTATCGGGCGGTAATTTCAGGATTTTTAATCTCCCATACAAATCACCACCATTTAATTCATTATATAATTTCATTCCATCTTTAAACGCATCTCCGTCTAACGCAATAGTTACAGTACCTTTAGATTTAAGATATAAACTATCAAACAATAGTGAACTCATGTGTTTACCTAACATTGGAATACTATTAGGTAAAAAGAACCCGTCAAAGACACCCTCAACTAAAAATATATCTTCATCCCAATTTATCAGGTTCTCGTTGAAGATGATTTTGTCTTTCTCAGCTTCAGGGTTTTTATATTTTGCACGGGTATTTGGGTCCCAACTTCGAGCAATATAATAATTTAAATTACCATTCAAGTCATAAGATGGTACGACAATCCTACCTTTATGAGAACCTTTATCACAAAAACCGATACCATATTTTTCAATCATCTCGTCAGTTATCCCTCGACTACTCAGATAATTATATGCTTGTCGTCTAACAGGATATACGGGTGTTGAGTCTTTAAATAATGTGAAACTTTCAGGTAGTTTTAATTTTGGTTTTTTCTTTTCAACAGGTTTGTCATCTTCAGGTTGTAAAACTTTATATATTTTTTTCTGTTTCCGATTACCAAAACTATCAAATAATTTTCCTAACGGACCTTTTGTGTTGTTTACATCGCCACAACTCCAACATTTATAAACATGATGGTGGTAATTAACCTCTAAGTTTCCTTTATTCCTACCTTCATCGCATACGGGACAGTCAAAGGCGATTTGGCCTTTGGACTCATAGTGTTGTTTTTCGTCACCTAAGATTTCTCTCAGTAACTCAACTAATATTTCCGCATCATCAGACATCGTTTAAGTATAATAAATTTTATTCTGTTAATCAACCTTCACAAGTTTTTGGGAACCATTATATTTATTAAGGTAAAGAAGTAGAACATGCCAATTGACATAACAATAAACAACATAACAGGAGCTTCACCATACGATGTGTATGTGTGTGACGACCCAGTAAGTACTTGTATCTATATTGATACGATTTCTTTATTACCTTATCAATTTGAGGTTCCTAATATTATGTCATCTAACACAGTTTTTAATTTAAAAATTGTGGATAATAATGGATGTTTAACTTACCAAACTTTGACCGTTTAAAATGAGTTGTCCTAATACATTAAAATTAAGATGTTGTAGTAACCCAACAGTTATTATTCAACCATGTAGTCCCAAAATTGACGGTGTTGTTTGGCAGTCATTTATTTTAGGTAATTTCTATTCAGATGACAATGGTGTATGTTGGGAGGCAGGGGAATTTTCACCAATAACTCATTATAACACAACAAACGCCTATGTAACCGAAAGTAGTTGTGAATCATGTCAATTATTATACCCTTTAGGTGATTGTGAAATCTTACCACCGGTTTCTGGTGAAACTTGTAATTGTATTGATATTTTTATAAACGATGAAGATTTATTAAATGCTACGGGTAACACAAATGCACCTAACGGTTCAGTTATTATAGATATTCTCGCTTGTGAAAGTGAATCCCCAACAAGTTTTATTTTCTCAACAGCGGGAAGTGCCATATATTGTGGAACATTATTAGGCCCACCATATTATTATCAAGACAATGATTTAGTTGTTGCAACATCAACCGCAACTCAAACCGCAAATGTTTGTTCACAAGCCGAAGATTGTGCTTTACCAACACCTACACCAACATCAACACCAACACAAACACCAACACAAACTCAAACCCCAACTTTAACGTCAACACAAACTCAAACCCCAACACCAACACCAACACCAACATTAACTTCTACACTGACATTAACACCGACATTAACACCGACAGGTACTTTAAATCCAACACCAACACCAACACCAGTATGTACATGTGAGTGTTTACAAGGGGATACTAATTTACCAACATTAGCAACAGGTAATACCGACACTAACTTAAATAATTTGGTTAGGGTGACTTATACTGATTGTAGTGGTAATTTAGTTGATGCTGCGTTAACAATGTCCTCAACATTCAGACTTTGTGTTGAGGGTCCTTGTAACTCAGGTAGTATCAGCCAAATAGTGGTATATGTTGATGACGTTGGGTATACCGGTACAACGTTCCCGTACACACTTAGTGGATACTCGTTTTCATTTGGGTGTTCATCAACACCTTGTTGTGATAATGACGATTGTGGTAGCCCAATAATACCAATGACTCCAACACCAACCGTAACTTCAACTTCAACACCAACACTTACTCCAACACCAACTTTGACGGAGAGTAGTACACCAACCCCTACGCCTACCGTAACACAAACTAGTACCCCCACACCAACACCAACGCCTTGTGCGATTTGTGTTTGTTGGACGTTAAGGTATACAGGTTCTACCTCACCTGCAACTGCTGAATATACAAATTGTTCCAATAGTTTGGATACGTTAACCGTATACCCTAACGAACAATTTAGTCTATGTGTTTGCGATGGTACATCAGTTGAAATTATTGAGGACCCGTCAACTTCATTAGAGACGGTATCATTAGGTCTTTGTTCTGATGGTATAACTTGTGATACTCCAGCAGCAACTCAAACACCAACACCAACACCAACATCAACACAAGCGAGTACTCCAACCCCCACGCCTACATTAACCGAAACCCCAACTCCAACACCGACTCGAACTTTAACACCAACCCCAACACCGACTCGAACTTTAACACCAACCCCAACTTCAACACCTACAAGTTGTTTTGACGATTATTGTTTGTCTAATACAGGTAACTCAACTTGGAATGATATTTATGAAATAACGGGTACCCATAACGGTAAAGATTACTGGGTAGGTGCAGTTAATGGTCTTTATATTTATTACGATTCTACAAATGTACAATGGTGTTTGTCAGACGCATTAGATGGTAGTTGTTATCTATCGGGTCAATCACCATGTCAACACAATTGTCCTGACTTATGTACTGATTATTTCACAAATGGAGTTTGTCCAACCCCAACTCCAACACCAACCTCAGCCTGTGAGATTGATTTCGATATTATTTTTGAATGTGATACTAGTGTTACACCTACCCCAACACCTACACCCACAGTAACCCCAACACAAACACTAACACCAACACCTACTAATGTATGTGCATCTCTTAGTGTTGACGCATCAATATCTTTCTCAACTCCAACACCGACACCAACTCAAACATTAACCCCAACCCCAAGCGCACCAATATCAAGACCTTGTAACTTTACGGGTGATGTAACATTTACAACCTTAGATGAGATTATGTTATGTCCTAATAGTAAACAATTCCAAGATTGTTATAATGGTACAATGTATTATGTGACAGGAGTTGTTGATACACCAAGTGGTGATACTTTAGAACCGTACATGGTATTTGAGGCATTGGTTGATGGTACTTCAAAATGTATTTCATATATTGGTGAAAATAATGAAGTTATTGGTATTAACACCATTGACCTTAGAACAGGTCCTTATGGTTTCTCTAATCTTGGTGATTGTATTAATTGTTCTGTTTTGGTGACTCCAACACCTACAATGACACCTACAATGACACCAACCCCAACGATGACACCAACTCAATCATCGTTACCTATTTCAGGATATTACACATTTAAAAAATGTGATAATACAAACACTTACATAATTCAAACGTCACCATCATTTGTAACAACCTCGGGTACAACATTCTACAATTCAGGTGACTTATCTTGTTGGACTTATTTATATAATACGCCATCAATTCCGTCACTAAACCCAAGTTATAATATTATCAATTTTACGGGTAATTATTTCTCAAGTTCAGGTACAACTTATGATAAGTGTGAGGAATGTATTGGTTCAACCACTACAACAACCACAACAACTTCGTTACCTGTATCGTGTAGTGTTCCTTACACCCACTACAAAATGAACACATGTGCTAGAACGACGGGGTACATTAAAGTTAATGGTATTATACAATATAGTTTTGTTGCAACAACTCCGGTAAATGCTTATTCAGGTGTCTTATCTGTAACAACAGGTGATATTATTGAGATTAATCTTACTTGTTTAGCACCTAATAATACTTGTCCTGATACAATGTCGATGGGTAGTTTAGGTATATCACCTTTTAATTTGAATTACAACACTTATTACCCAAGTACACCTATTAGTGAAACATTTATCGTAGATAGTAGTTGGTGTAATCCAGGAACCCAAATCGTTTTACAGAGTGATTCTATAGGGGTATAAAAACCCATATAAAAAAAAATATCGTCTAAAAAGACGATATTTCAAATTATCGGTAAATTAAACGATATTACCAAATTTCTTCTTGTTTCATATAACCTAAGACACAACAGTATGCGTCTGTTTGGTCAAAATTTTCTTTCTTAAGAGTGTTATTTTTGGTGTACTGCCATTGAATCTGAGGTTCTCTTTTAGCAACTAATTCCCATATAATCATCTTCTTATCACAATCTTTAGGATATCCACCAAATAAAACAAACTTCTTTTTATCGTTTTGTTGAGTTAAATGTGGGAAAGCGAATTTTCTAGAATTATATGTCGATATAAATTCAGGAACCACTCCCAAAATATCATAAACCTCTTTACAGATTAGAGTGTTAAATCTCATTAGTGTTCCAATCGTATATACGTTGTTTGAGTTTAATAAAGGTTCTTCAATAATCACTTTAGTAATTCCCAAGTCTTTATAAGCTAAAAGTTTAGTTTTGAAGATATCACTCTTCAATAGTAACTCTTTAATCTTATTTTCCTCTTTTGGTTTTGGGACTGGTGAAATGTGGGTTAACTCTAATAATTGTTTTGTTTGAATGTCGAATAACGCCCATCCAATTGTTTTGGTTGATACATCTAACCCTAAAACTTTGGGGCTTTCTTTGAATTTTTTGCTCATATTACTATTTTAGAAATCAAACTTAACCAAGAACTGTTGTATTCCTTGTCTAACAACAGGTGATTGTAGCTTAGATATAATCATAAGGTTCTTGTCTGAATCGTAAAGACCAATTTCAGTAATATATGGTGTTAACGTGTCATTCCATGTTGGGTTTGATGACGTTTGAAACTCCGCTTGACCTAAATTAACTTTATATCTCATCTCGTAAATAGTTGCCTGAATATCAGTTTCAATGTTTCCGTAGAAATAATATTCGTCACCAAAATTAAGTTGTGGTGTTGTGACATTATTCTCAGTTAAGTTAATGTAATCACTTAAATCATAATAATCAGCATTGTCATACATATCTTGTGTGATAACAAACGTAGACCCCGTTAATGCGTCTTGAGTAATGTATCCACCTATGGTTGACCCACTAATAACATTGGTCATGTCAATAATTTTCCATTCATCAGCATCAGGTCTTGTATCACCAGATACTTTTTGACAAATAATTTCAAATTTATCAGCATAATACCCATTTGGTACATAACAATAGGTTGGGCATAACGTTGTTGTGGTTGTCGTCGTAGTTGTTGTGTCGGTTGGTGTTACTAAACAACCAAACTCAGCCCCAAATCTTATACCCACATTTTGAGAAGTAATTGGTTGACAATCAATGTTAGGACCTTGTATTTTTTGATAATAGTTACAATGTAATGAATTAGTAAACGATTGGGTATTACTTAATCTATATGTAACATAAAGATATTCTGTTGTTGCGGATAACATACCGACAACAGATTCTTCAGTTGTGTTACAAGTATTAGGTGTTACTAATGTCAACTTAGGTGCCGGTAAAGTCCAGTTTCTGTTTGACTTGTAAGATAATGCGGCAATAATTTCCTCATCGTCAAAAATAACAATTTGTGAATCAGGGAATACTTTACCCACACGATTAGGAATTCCATTATCGTTAGGGTTATTATCCCATAAATGGTAGTAACGTAATCCCGGTACATTCATATCAGGATTTTTAGTTGACTTAATGTATTGTACCTCAAATAAACCGAACTCATCAAATCCTGGTGGGTCAACCCAAAATGTTTGTCCATTACAACATGCAGGGTTTTTATGCCACATTAACCAAGGGATATGAATTCTAAAGTTTCTAGCTTGACCTGTAGTATCGGCAATATTTTGATATGGTTCAAATGCGAACTTCTCACCATAAAAGAAATCAATTGTGTTATTAGTATAATGAACAATGGCAATAGCTTTTTGGTCTTTTGGTTCAACAATAACTTTCTCATCAAATGAGTTGTAGTAATATGTTGCACTAGTATCTGTTTGACCACTATTTGACATGTATCCGAAGTACTCTTTTGACCCCATGAATCCAACAGAACCAAATTGGTCATACCCTTTATATGTGTTGTTATATAAACCTGCAGGATTTTCAGACCATGGAATATTCATATTCCAAACATTAACATTGAACTCGTCAGTATAACAAAGTGATTCGTAATTGATAACGTTTTGATTCCAATGTTGCCATGGTGTAACTGAGTCATATAATGAACTCATATTTGGCGGATAGATTAATACTCTTGAGTAACATCCTGAACCTAATGAAGAAAAATCAGGTGTTGCTCTGTCTAAAGTGTACTTATCTAAACAAATATCAACAATACGATAAGTCATCATAGAGTAACAACTATGTATTGAAATTACACATTGGTCGGGTAATGGTGTTGGGCAAGGATTTGTTGGTTCAGGAACACAACAAGTTGCTGATGGTGTTGGTGTCGGTGTTACCGTAGCACATGGTAAATTGTTAGTTGCCGATGGCGTAGGTGTTGGTGTTGTATGACCATTAGATGCGGTCATTGTCATTGTTGGTGTAGGTGTAGGTGTAGGTGGTGTAATACAAGAACAATTGTATTGACCATGACCATCATAATAGATAGTAATTAAATCACCAACCGCAGGTAATCTTACAATATCGGTATTACATCCTGAATACGATAACTGAATGGTTGTACCACCAGTTAAACTTGACATATCAACAATATAATTAGAATTTATCACATATTGGTCATTAGTCCAAGCACTCCAATTAATAGTAGTTGCCGAAGTATTACCTGTGAAAAATCCTCTCATCGCCGCTCTATTATAAACAGGGCTAACAATTGAGTCCATAAATGGTATTCCATAAGTGTTACCACTAACTCCATCAACATAGAATGGGTATTTTACATATTGTTTGTTTGATTGTGGTGAACCCGCTGAATTTTGAGAATTAAAACTTGGTTCTAAAACAAAAGTATTGGCTTGATTGTATGATGAAGGTAATGAATTATACGATACTTCCCCATCACCAATTTGGAAATATGATATATTAAACGTACCTTGAGATAACTTCTGTCTTGCGGTATCGGTTAACCTTGTGTTTATCAACCCTGAAGTATTTTTTAAAATATAACTCATGTTTATAAATATGAAGTATTATTATTTTATTATGAAATTGATTCTTCAATTCCCATTGTCGCTGATGAGTCAATCACAACATCACAACAAGAACATCTGTTTATAACTGCGTTTGTAATAACATATGTGTCAACAGCATTTGCCACTAAACATGATGATGGTACAAAACTCACAGTTGTTGTAGTATTAATCTCAACCACATCACCACTTCCGATGATAATTGATGACCAATTATCTGTAATAGTATTCACATATACAGACCCACTTTGACAACCCGGAAGAGTGTTTGGTATTGTAGAACTTCCACTACTTTGAGAAGAAACTAGTTGTGGTATTCCATTTTTAGTTAAAACACTATTAGTCGCTAATGAAGCGGTAAATGGATTAGGTGCTGACTTAAATACATTTAAATGACTTAGATTAACCGTTATGTCAACACCAGGTGGTAATGGAGGTGTTACACTTACCGTTACGGTATTCTGTTCTGTTGTTGAGTTGGATGTACTTCCTATCGTTGTTGAATACAATAAGTTAACCGTATACGTCACAGGTGTGACTGAGTTTGTTAACAAAGCCCCTAAACTATATATTTGATTAGTACTATCTTTAACAACTACGGAGTAATTACCTTCACAAAGATTATTATATAATGGCTTGTTTGAGAACCATGTCACCCCATTATCGATTGAGAATTGATATGGTGGGACTCCACCTGATGGTATTATTGATATTGAACCATCACACTCACAACTTGGTTGATTAATCGACATTGTGAATGTAACAGGTGTTGTTTGACTGCACTCACCTGAATATGAAATTAAATTACCTATACCTCCACCTACGGTGTACCATCCTGATAATGGTGGATAAGGGGTTGCACTTAAGACTGAATATGTTAATGAACCTCCACTAAGTGTCCACTTATTTGTTGTCGTATTAAAGTAGATTGAATAAGTACTATCGTCGGAAATCCAAGATTGGTACCCACCGTATAACCCGTCACTATTGAAATGGACAAAGTCGTCACCACTAATCTGTAAACAAAAATCATATGTTAATTGTTTATCTTGTACGGGTATTGATATGTTTGTCCCACATAATGTATTAACCACATAAAGAACCGTAGTTCCATTAGGTACCATAACAAAAACACCGGTAGATATTTGTGAATAAGTGATACCTGTTGCGGGTGACACTGAATTATATAAATTAGCAACGTGAGCACTATCTATTGAGGTATAATAGACCTCATACGGACCTGGTGATGTACCACCTGTTAATATCACATTATAATACTGACTCATTTTATTTATATCTATTATTTACTACAAGTACAATCTTTATGACTACTTTGGAATAAGTTAGTAACTAATCCGTTTTGGTATTGTATTACCTCGTAACATCCTGAAAGGATAGTACCGCTAGGCCATTTTATTTTAATATAATCACCAATACTTGCTAATCCGTTATTAGGAATAACTCGTAAATCAAGGTTATCGTCACAATTTCTAACCAATAATCCATTAGGTTTAGTTGGTGTTGGGGTAGGTGTTTTAGTTCTTGTTAATGTCGGAGTATTGGTTGGTGTTGGCGTGCTTGTTGTACCTGGAGTTGTTGTTAATGTTGGGGTTGGTGTTAATGTTTTGGTTGGGGTTGGTGTTAATGTTCTCGTTAATGTTGGTGTTGGTGTTGGTTGAACTGAGAAATTAACCGCGATAACACCAAAATCACAATCGGTTGTTGCGGTTAAGGTACATTCAGTAATAGCACTAAAATCATTATAATAATCAATAACCGTGGCAGTATATGTACCAACACTTAAGTTATTAATTGCCGGAGATATTGTACCGTTACTCCAAATAATAGAATATGGTGGTGTACCTCCTGTAATTGATACTGTTAATTGTCCGTCTGAAGCGACAGGTGAAGATGGATTTACAGCAATACATTCAACTTCCATAGGGAAGATTGTGACTACATTACATTCATTTTGAATTTGTGAACCCATTTAGATACTTTATACTATAAATAATCCGATTATTGTTTTTTGACTATAGATATCATAAGTTCTATATATTTTTTTGTTGAGCTATTATTTTCAACGTAATCAAAATAACTAATATCTTCTTTTAGTTTATCCAATGGACTAACATTTATGAAATCTCCCTTGAAGAATTTTCTATTTTTTAAGTCTTGTGTGACTCCCGCCATGTGTAGGATAGGTCTTTGTTCGTAAACTCTTATATCATCAGTAGCCCAAGAAAAATCTAATTCTTTAGTGATTTTAGTTTCTTTTCCAAAGTACCATAGGTTCCACAATAAAGACCACATCTCAGCAGTCCAAAATTGTATTTGACCAGGGTTAATAGGGAATCTTTTTTGGTAGTCTAACATTTGGTCGTATAATGGTACACAATCCATGTAGATTTTCTCCCATATCATCCAATCGGTATTTTTGATAATGTATTGACCCCCACCTGAGTTTTCCTGATTACATTCAATACATTCGGGGGTAATACCAATAACGTTACACATTTCTTGTAACAATTGACCTTCGTTTGATTCAGGATGTTGGGCTTCATACCTCTTACAACAATCCATTATATAGTTGTAACCGATATATCCAATCGTATCAGATAAATAACAAATTTTATCATCTAACAATTTATTAAATTCAGGTAATTCTCTAAAAATAATATCGGAATCATGTAAGAAAAAACACTCACCATATTGTGGATTTTCTTTCAACCATTGGTAAACTAAAAATGGTTTGATGTTTGGAATATAATGTTTGAACTCTCGTGTATCTAAATAATGATGAACATTAACACCCAATTCTTTTATACTTAAAGACTCTTGAGTTGGTTCAGTATTGTTGTTAACTATCCCAAATAAAACATGAATATTTTTAGGGTTAATTCCCATCTCAATAAAGTTGTGAATATACACTCTGACTTGCCAGTGAAAATATGGGACATCAGGTTGTGAACTAACAAAAAGTAATTTATCCATGTTTTTATTTTAAATATAACTAAGGACTTTACTTAATAAATGGTGTTTTGGGCGATATTTATAATATATGAAACTACTAAAAACCATAACTAAGTTGGTGATGGAATCAAAAGAAGCTTATGACTTAGCCTGTGAAAAAGGTGTGAGTGAGAAAGAGCTTACCCGACTTGA